GTCTGTTGGTACAGACCATTCATGATATTCAATAGGACGCCAAGAGAGCCAATGGGAGACTTACGAATACCCGTCAGCATAATATTGGCTGGAGTGCGGACAAACGGAAAGAGGAAAGCCAAAGGTTTAGCCACAAAAATATCCAGCGCTTTGGCGGTATTTTCCATTACATCCGCCTCATCAATCTTGCCTTGCTGACGCAGTTTCGAGGCTTTCTTTTGAATTTGTTCAGCGCCACGGCCACGAACGATAGATTCACCAGCTTTTGCAAGCCATGAATCCTCTTGGAACGTCAGGATTTCAGCGGTTGCCAGCGCCTTATGCCAAGATTGAGAGCCATAGGTGTTGATTTCCGATTGAACGAATTGCTCAAGCGCCGCGCCATTCAATCCATCAGCTAGACCTTGACGATATGCCAGAGCGCCAACTTCAATTCGGGCGATTGCAGTCTTGAAGAATGCATCCGTGGCACGCAAGAGACGGCCAGGAAGGCGAATCGTGCGGCCAATCGCGCCTTTGTTCGCAGCCCGTGGAGCGCCGCCAATCTTGTCAATTGTGCCATCCTTGGCGTTAATCTCAATTGGTTGATCGAGGTAGATTGAGCGGAGGGTGTCAGCCTCAGTCGAGAAGGCCTGAATGGCGTTTGTATAGGCTTCTGCCAGCGCAGGACGGAGGGCGCTGATAAGTCGCCCCTGTTCGCCCATCTGCACGCCGCCAGGATCGCGCATAACCATGTTCATCAGCCCTTCAACGGGCCGCTGATAGCCGTAGTGCCAAGCTGTAGAAACCAAGTTGCCAGCCGTATTGACGAACTGAGTCTGTGGGCCGCTTAGAATGCCGTTAATCCAGTATTCATAGGCCTTATCGTATTTGGTTGACTGCGCCGCCTGCATCTCACGGGCGATGCGGTAGGCTTGACTAGCGTTCTCGGGGTCGTATGGGACGTGAAGAGTAACTTTCTGCACCTTTTGTCCAGTGGGGCCGACTTTACTAATCACCACCGTCACAGGCTTGAGATTGCCGCTATTCACAGAGCGAGCCGTTGGCAGTAGCCAAGCCAGCGAACGCATGATGGCATCACGGTTCGCCTGAGTCATTGCTTTTTGGACAGCGGGATCACTCAGTTCACCTTTGATGTTACGACCGGCTGCGCGTCCATCGCGGATAGCTGCCTGTCCTTGCTCGATCATCGTCATGAGCGTGTTACCTTGAGCGCCAAGGAATGTCTTGAGTTGGGCTTCAAGTTTGTTGCGGAACTGCTCATGAAGAGCACCTATGTGTTGCAAGCTCGCGCCTGTCTTCTGCATGATGGCGCGGTGCGAGTTACCCTCCATCAACTGCGTGACGATGGCTTTATCTTGCACCGATAGACCTTCCATCGCCTGCATTACAGGCTGAGACTTCATAGCGGCATAACGATCCTCGTTATCGAGCATTACATCATATTCACTGAGCCCAAGCTTGGCTAAAACTGCATCCGTGCGCTTCTGCGCATCAACGGCCATGCGTGCAATCACGTCGGCTTTGTCAGGCTTGCGGCGCTCGTCGGCCAGTTCTTTTTGCAAACTGCGGATCTCTTCAGAGTTTGTCTGAGCCTTGGTTAATTCATCAGCCAGTTTCCTTTCAAGAGCCTTTACCTTGCGAGCTTTAGCCGATGGCGTTTGTGTTTCATCAATCTGGCGAATCAAGGCGCGGTTAGTTGGCGTCCGGGCAATGTTGCGGATAGCCTCGCGGAATCGTTCGGTGGGAGTCTGATTCGGATCTCGACGGGCAGCGAGAGAGCGGGCTGTCTCAGTGCCGATCTCTTTGTAAGCATAAGCCAAGGCGTCGTGCTCACGCATCAGCCGGGCGCTACCTGTGGCAACGGCTCGCTTGTAGAGCTTTGGTTGCAACACCTGCCAAGCAACCTGCATAGCGTCTGTAATTGGGCGCTGCTCATTCGCCGCATCCAACATTTCAAGCATTAAGGCTTGCTCACCACCTGGGGCCGCAAGGAAGGTTTCAGCCTCTTGAGCCAGAACTTCACGCGGGCGAACTTCGGAGTTCTGGTTGGCGAGCCATTGAATTAATGACGTGCGGATACGTTGAGGCGTGGATGTGCCGCCAAGAGCATCAGGGGTAATGTAAGTTCCTGGTTTCGTCTCTGCGCGTGCAACCATCTCCTCCATGATTGGAGGGCGAGGGAGATTGGCGTTGGCGTAGTCTTGGGCTTCATCGCCTGCGTTCTCACTAGCTGCCAAAAACCCATCCACAGCCTCAGTCAGCGTATCAATGTCAGCTTGTGCCGTCTCGTTGATTGCATTGGCACGCTCGATTTCTTCAGGCGAATCGTTCTCGGGTGTGGCGAAGTTTCCGGGGGCAAATAAAGCACCTCTCTCTTGTGCTGCCTGTAATACAGCCTGTTTGCGTGCGACTCCATCCTTTTCAGGGTATGTCACAACGCTAAGACCACGCTTCTTTAGTGTGGCTTGTAAGTCTTCTGGTGTGGAGTCAGGAACAACCGCTGCCCCAAACTCATTTAAATACACTGCTCTCTGAATCTTACTTTCAAAGTACTCGGTTGGCAGATGCCTGAGCTTATCCAAAAATGTCCGCATTTCGTTGAAGATGTCACTATCTGGATACATCTCCCGTAAATACGTGATATTGGTTGAGCCGCCTTTTGCCAGCGCCTTCATGTCATCGCTAATAGCATCAAGGCCACCAAAACGAGGTTTTGAGGATCTAATAGATAAAGCATGTTCAGCAAGCTTAACGAACTCTTCGTTAACTTCCTTTTTCAACTCTTCCATTTCATCCTTAGTCACAATATGATTGCGTGACTCTTGGATAGCTTTGAGTGTGCGGAATGGTTTAGCATTGGCTGCACGAATAGAGGGCACTCCATAATTGAATCCCTCCCCATCCTTCAGCCCTCGCTTTAGGATCTTGACAACGGTATCTAGATCATGCGGCAGATACCTCTTATTTCCTGAGTTTGTGAATCCATCGAAAATCTTCTCCACAGGTTCTACGCCTGCTGCAAGAATCTTCTCTTCAACCCATGAAGTAATTTCATCCCGGTAGTCACGTGCCTTCCTGTACACTGCCTCATTGAAACTTGAGTTGCCATCTTCTGCGGTTGGAGGATCAATTAGTCCTTTGTCTCTCAAGTATGAGTATCCGACCAGCGGATTATTTCCAGACCGCTCATAACCGTCATCTTTGATTGAATCAACAGCGCTTTCAACACTCCAGGAGTAACCAAGTTTAGGGATGGTTTTTAATTCCTCACTCCAAGGCTTGAATGCACTGGCTATTTTATTAAAGTCCGAAGGCTTGAACAAGATTTTAACCGTTGGATAACGAGGCGAATAAACATCCGCATTAAACACCTTAGATGCCTTGTTCTTTTGCGGGTCGATTAGATCAGGATTGGCAATCAACGTCACCTCTCCAAAGCTATCAAAACCGCTCAAATCGGCGCGGATAACGGCTAATGATGGCACTGGCAATCCACCCACCTTTAAGGCATGGCGGAGATTTGCAATACTCAGGTTATGGACAACAGCTAGAGGCTTGTCAGGACTATTCACAGGAGCACTCAAAGCCCCATGCGCACGCCGGTAAGTCTCATCTGAAGACTTCACGCCACGATGACGAGCAACCGTCTTGCCTTGAGCTTCTAGCCAGTCACTTACCTTCTGCTTATCTTCGGGCGTGATCTTGTCCAGATTCCACCAAAAGACTTCCTTGGTCGTGTCGTTATAGCGGAAATCCTTCGTGAAGTCCTCGTTGCTGGCAATCTCGCGGAAGTCGCCATGATTTGCCTTCGCAAGGTCGCGGACTTTGACGGTCGTTACGCTACCAGAGTCTGTGATGGTGCCGAGGACGCCGGAAGATGATGTGGAGGTGTTTTCGGGAGCTTGATTGGGCTGCTGTAAACGAGCCGCCCGCTTCTTCATTATGTCCGCTTTCGCTTCTTCACGACTTTTAGGGCGTAATGACATTTTCAAGTCATAGACACGTTGCTTTTCCTCTGGCGTTAAAAGCTCCGATGGATGGACAAGACCTTTTAGATCAGGGCCAAGCTCTGAATGACGTTCTTCCGAAAGCTTTGTTAGAGCGTCAATTTCTGCAATAATTGGAGCCGCTTCTGGCAAATCTTCACGGATACGAGAAGCCTCATTGATAGGCGTGGAAGCAATAACTTCCGCCTCTTTCTCCAGCGCTCCCAGCTCAGTTAACCGAGCGCGAATCAGCCTTTCAGCAGCGTTAATCTCAGCCGCTACAGCCTTGGGCGCAGTCTGGCGAATAGCCTTCAAAGCAACAAGAAGCTCCTCGAATATCCGGCGAAGTTCTGCCATCACGTTCAAGTTCTTGCCCGCCACTTCGGTCACTTCGGACCAAAACGACTCTTGGAAGAGTTGCCGCACAAACTCATCGGCGCGGTTTGACTCCTCCGCACTGTCTGGATCTGGAATGCTCGCAGTGTCAAAACGCCCATCATAGAGCTTGATGGAGATTGCTTGAGCTTCAGGAGACAAGGACCGCCACCATTCGATAGGCTTAGCGATTCCGAGGTTGTCACGAATCAGGCCGTGCAAAAGCTCCTCACGAAAGACAGCTTGGATACGAGCTTCTTGCGCTTTTGGTGACTTGGATTTTGCCAGGTCAATCGAGAAATTGACAGGATCAATGGTGATTAACCGTGCTGACGGGCTGTAGGAAATGCCCGAGCCTCGAACCTGCCCGGCTTTGACACTAAAGCCAGCCTTGGCAAAGATCGGAGCCCAACGAGCGATTGCTTTTGCCGTGCGCAATCCTGCCTCGCGCTGAGTTGCCGTCAGTTCCGTTGATGCCTCAACAGCGGCGCGGAAGATTTGATGCGGAGCTTTAGGCTGTGTGGCCTTTGCGGGCTCAGCCGCTTTTTCGCTGACCACCTCGAATGACTCTACAGCGTTCTTATTGAGCAATACCCATTGAGCGCGGCCAAGCGTGTCAACGCCCCGAACAGCGTCATACTTCTTCGCTAGTTCTGCCCGTTGCCTCTCGCTTAAACGGTCAATGTTCTCTTGCGTGGAACGAATGCGCGAACCGGCTTTCAGGCGCACGCGATGAACCGCAGCGCCACGCTGTTTAGCGTACTTGTCTGACCATTCACGGCTACTGCCATCAGTTAGGTAGAACCCGCCATAAGAACGGTTACGCTTGTTTTGCTGCGAGCCTGCACGATCTAGGTCGATTTGGTCAAGGGTCGCGTCTTCAGGCAGGCCGCCGTGGAAAAGATCAATAGGCTCCTTGGCAATATCCAGAGAGGTATCAGTGAACTCTTCAAAGGTCGGTGCTTGGAATGACTCGCCCTGCTTTTTGCGCTTGGCTGTCTGGCGAATCGCCTCGCTATACCTCTTCAGGATGGGGCGCAGTTCTTCGGCGCTCAGCCCTGTGCGTTCAGCAATGCGGGCGAGCTTATCCCTGGCTGATTGTGCGGCCTGGGCACGGTCGTTATCGCTGACCTTCTTTGAGTTGTTATTGTAGCGCGCCAAGTCAGCCGCATACGTGAAGGCCTCCGCATCGTCTGGCGTGGCGAACTCAGCATAAGACGACTGACCAGCGGCACCTTTGCCGATGGCTTTGCGTTGCGCAGGAGGCGCTTGGCCTAGTGGCGGTCGTGCAAGCTGCTTATTATTTGAGGAGTCCTGACTTTTTGACGTTTGCGCCGAATCATTCCCAATTTTATTTGGGTTAGTTTCCATCGTGCTTCCGTTCTCTCTATCGAGTCCGCCAACCAATTCAGATCCTGTTCGGTTGCTAGTGGAATTGGGCGCACTTGGCGATATTGCACTTTTGTCTGTGGCCTGAATAAGCGACTTAGAATCTTCATTTTCTTTAGGTATTGCGTTGATTTGTTTCCGACGATCTTGCGGGCTCAGGCCAATAGCGGCAATGGCAGGCGAAAGAGCTTCGTCTGACTTCAGGAACTGCATACCAGCCTCAGTGATGACGGGCTGATCACCTTTAGGCCCTTCCATTGTCACGAATGGCGCTCCAAAACCCTTTTGGGGAACGATCTTGCCGCCGCGATTCTCTAAACCCACGTTCTTTAGCTGGGCGTCAGAGTCCATTTCAACCAGTGGTTCACCACGGGCTACGCGTACAAGAGTCTCAGCCGCGCTCTTTGGGTTGTATTCGGCTGGCACTTCTACGCCATCCTTGTCTAGTGTTGGCTGGAACTGTGTTGGCAGTGTCGTAACATCTGGTTGCCACATCTTCACCGCTTCATCGGCGGCAGCACGGATCTCTGGAAGCTGCGAGTATGGGCCTGATTCAGCCGTTGCCGACTCTGGGGCGGCTTCATCCTGGGTCTGTGTCTCTGCATTCTTGCCACTTGGGAGTAGATTGGTTGCGAGTTTGGCCGCTCCACCTGCGCCGCCGGTTAAAGCGCCTAGAGCGAGAGTTTGAGGGGCGACTTCTTTGAAGGATTTAACGACTCCTGAAGGACTCCAATCAGGCCGGATGCCCTTAGTTGGAGCGCCTTTAGCGATTGCATCCGCCTTGAGTTGGTCGGCGGCTTGCTCCACCTGAGTAATCGTCTCGGTTCCAAGCTCGGAGGCTTGAGCGCCAACAATCGCGCCCGCTTTCTTAACAGCCGTCTTGAATGCAGACTCAGCAATCTCTTTCGCGGCTTTCTTGCCAAAGCCAAACACGAACTTGCCTGCGCCTAGCGTGACAGCGTTAGCTACAGCTTCCGGGCCAGCTTCCCAAAGGGCGGTATTCTGTGCGATGGGCAACAGTACGTCATAAGCTTCTGCCATCTCTTGTTCAGTAAGTGGCCTGCCCTTCTCCGCCTCAATCTTCTTGAACGCTCCATCTAAGAAGCCAGCGCCTGCCATTCGGTAGGCGGTTGGGGCTGATGCGGCAGCGCCACCCACAGCTCCAACAATAGCGCCTGTTGTATTGCCTAGACCAGGGACGACCGAGCCAGCAACAACGCCAGTACCAGCGCCGCCAAGCATGGAAGCGCCTAGAGATACGCCTGTGAAACCCAAACTCGGGCCAGCTTCACGGAAGGACTCACTTACTGAGTCGCTTTTACCTTGGGCTTGTAACGCCGCCGTCTTAGCCTGCATCTCTTGCGAGTAGGCATCCGCCGCCGCAAAGGCTGCTTTAGCCTCTGGTGAGTATTGGTCAGGGCGAACAAGCCCCTCGCGGAGCTGGCGATATGCCGCTGGAACTGTAACTGTGATACCTTTGATAACATCACCAATAGCGTCAACGGTATTGCCAAGGTCGAAGAAAGGCTTGTCGGGTTGCTCTACCTTCTTGGCTGGCACCTTTTGAAGTGCTTGTTCGGCTTCAGTTGCCGCCTCTTGATTCTTAGCTTTGAACTCTTCGTCAATAGCCTTGTAGCCAGCCTGAGCGGCGGGTGTCTGATTGTCTGGATATTGCGCCTCCCATTGAGCAATCCGTTGCTCGTATTCAGAGTCAAGCTTTGCCAGTTTATCAGCAATCGGCGCGGTTTGTGGAACAGCCTTCAGCTTCTCCAGAGTGTCCGTGCGTTCAGCTTTTACCTTGGCGTTATGAGTAGTGATCGCCTCATTAGCCAGTTCAGTTTCGTTTTCAACATCAGCCTGGCCTACCTTGATTTCTTCCAGTAGGTCTTGGTTTTCGCCTAGCCATTGATTAGCAGAAAAGTTGATCCGCTCTTTCTCAGCGGCAAACTTAGCAAGCTGCGCCGCATTGATACCAATAGTGCGCTGCTTGGCTTCTTGCTCCTCAACCGCTTTGTACTCAGACTCAAATACGGCCTGCTTGTCGCGTAGTTGAGCGGCGCGCTCTGTGGTAGCTGCTACCTTCTCTTGGATCTGCGCCTGCAAGGTCGGAATCGTCTTTTGCAACTCCTCACGTGGCATGTCTGCCAGCTTAGCTTTCTGGCGCTCCTTCCATAGGTCCGGCGCATCACGGCGCAACCGAGCTTCCCACGCTTGAGTAGCGAGCTGCTGTTTGATTTCCTTGGCGTTCTCCTCTTGAGCAAGAATAGCCTTGGCTTGTTCAGCCTTTTGCAAGGCAGCCGCTACCGCAGGATTTGCGGGGTCAGCCTTAGCCGCAAGCATAGCGTCGCCAGCTTCGGCTTCTTCCTTGAGGGCTTTAATCTCCTTGTCGGGGCGCTTCTTGATTGAAGGATCAGCAGTAAGCAGAGCCGCACGTTTAGCCTCTTCGCCACTAGCTTTCTTCTCTTCCTTGGCCGCTTGGATTGCTTCCCATTCGCCAGGTCGATGTTTAGGTTTTGGCAGTCCATCCACCTTCGAGACGTAGAAAGGGCGACCTTCAGCGCGGTACTGGTCAGCGAGTGCTGCCGCTTTAGCTTTCGTTTCCTCCTTCTCTTGTGCCACTGGATCACGGCCAATCACTCGACGGCCATAGCCAGGGACGTTTGCCACAATGTCGCCCTTAACCGTGCTCTGCTTGGCTTGATCGTAGGCACTAGTATAACCATACGGAGAGGCGGAGTCAGGAATGTACGGCTCGCCGGTTAGCGGATCTTCAATAACCTTTGAACCACTGCGTTGAACGAAGTTAGGCGCGCCTGATGGAGGTAGGATCTCTTGAAGCTGTCCGGTCGGTTGCGGCACATAGCGGATAGGTTTACCAGCGGAGATAGTCGCCACGTCATCACCCGCTGACCCGAAGGCATCTAATGCGCCCTTCCCATTGCTTGAGCGTTCGAGCCTGCTAGCCTGATAGGCGTCGCGCTCCTCTTCGGGGATAGGGAGGTAGTTATTGGGCATGGGAAGCGGTTACTTTGCGTGCAGTCTATGAAAATTCAATAGGGCTGCGAGCTATTTCTAGCCACACAGCCCCAAAAGGTCCGGGATTTGTAGCGAGTGACTAACTATCCTCGTCTTCTCCTTCTTTCTTGAGGCGTCTCTTAGCTTCTTCTGCGGCTTGAGTATCGCCAGTAAAGAGCTTCTTCGCGCCAGCAATCAGGCTTTGATCGTCAAGACCGGCAGAGCGAATAGCGTTACCTGGGGCGGCAATCAGAGAGTTAGCGCCATCATTGAGCGCACGATATGCCTTCATCGCTGGAGATTCGGCATGCTGAAGGTCAGCCTTAGCAGCAGCGACACGCACAGGTTTTTGCTCGGAGTAGAATTGCTCAAGCTTAGGCTTCAACTGAGATTCCACCATTCTTTCGCTCCGAGCGCGAGCGTTGCGCTGAGAGCCTTCAACCGCTTTTTCGGCCTGGGCTGGATCAATAGGCTTTGAATTAGCAGTTAGGCGCTTAGCCAAAGGAATACTCGAACGAGTTTTACTTGGGCCAGTGGGAGGATTTGCACTGGCTAATAGTGTCAGCGGGCTCTTGGGATTTGGCGTTTCCCGTGAGGCGATTCGCTTGTCACTTGGCACGCTCGCTCGACCATCTGCGATCATCTGCCGAAGCTCCTTGCCGCTATCATTCCGACCACCTGACACCCCAGTTGAACCGCTTCCATACTTACTGACGAGCACTTTCTTGCCGCCAACGTCATAGACGCCGCCGGATTCGTAGGCCACATCGCCATTATCAGAACGTGAGACAACGCCAGACTCACCAGCGCGAGACATGGCCTCAGAGCTTTTCGCCTGCTTGCGGTCATAGGACTTCTGGCTTTCCGCCGATGGATTGCTAGTGGTCTTCGCGAATCCAGTAGCCTTAGCATCACGCTTTGGCCCGTCCATGCGTGTTGAAATACTATCAATCGCGCCACGAATCAGCTTGTCAGACGCAGGTGTTGAGGCGGGACGACGGGAAACAGGAGTTTCATCACTTGGGCCTATCATGCTTGGGCGATAAGCTGGGATCACATCACCGTATCGGCCTTTGCGATACTCAGCCGCGCCTTGAGCATCCAAGCGCCCTTGCTTTTCAGCAGGACTCAGGTTCTCAAAAGCAGCTTTCTCCCGATCTTCATCAAAACTAGTCTTGCTGCCAATGCCCCACGACTTGCCAGCACGGGCCATAGGCGATGGCTTACCGATGTTCGCGTTGATCTTAACGCCGGTTCGAGTGCCGTTGTCGTAGAAGCCACGCTTGCGGCGAGGGTGAAGGTCTGGATTGCGGTATGAAGTCGCCATAATGGTTTAATTTGGCACTTTAGTAGGCTTTGCTTTAACTGGTCTCTCGGTAGAGCCTTCCCGAGAAACTGCCAACCAATGTTTAAATGAGGCAACCACTTTCCAGTCAGCATCCACAAAGATTAAGTAACAATCATTTACCTCAACAGAGGCGGCAATTACGCTAACGGTTTCATTGCCTTCATTGCCCTCTAATATAACAGTGAATTTTTTCATAAAGATTACCTGAGTCCTTTGACCGCTGATGCGAACTTACCCACAGCCGTCATTTGACCTGTAGGAGAGGCTAGCGAGGCGTCAACCGCATCTCTCTTTTTGCCAGCCGCAATTCTAGCGTTAGCCGAATTCAGCCCTGCAATGGCGCTATTCGCATTGACGCTGTTATTCTGAAAAGAGCCACCGCCAACGACTCTCTTATTGCCGCGAGACATAGCAAGAGCATTTGTCTGAGCCGCCGCCTGCTGATTCAAACGCATCACATCTTCGGCCTCTTGAACGCCGATCTCCGCGTTCTGAACAGCCCTTTCACCCTCAACAATAGGCTTTGTAGTCGTGTTGAAAACCTTCTGCCGCTCTGCTTTGAGAGCCTGTCCGCGAAGGCTATTGCCATCCACATACATCTTGGTGAGAGGGTCCCAAAGCTGGCCCCCTGAAGCCTTTACTCCTGAAGCGAATTGTGAAACTGCGAGTGCCATAATTGGCGAGAGTAGCCTTAACTACCCATATTGCCAACATCAAAATTACTGGAATCTAAGCGGGTCATGTAGTCGCCGGAGTAGATAGATGCCTGGATTTGGTAAGTTGTCGCGTTTGGGAGGCCTATTGCTGCCATAATTGCATTGTTTAACCAGTCAGAGCCATAGCCCTGCGCAACCTCAACTTCGTTGGTTGCATTAGTCGCAGTCATGCGGATCTCAGTAATCGTGTGAGCGCATGGAATCTTGATCTGCGCATCTGAAATCATTCGCTGCAACGTCACCAGCCCATCCATACGGGCCGGTTCAGTCATCTCCCAGCCGATATGACGCGATGGCAAACCTTGCCCAAGTGGGCGCTTATCGTCTCTTTGCTGCCGAGTCCAAAGCATGACACCTCGTTCCTTCAGTGTTGGCAACGAGCCGGGACAACTGCCAGCATCCACCATAACGAGGCAATCACCATAGTACTTCGAGAGATGCCACGCCCAATCAGTTAGCACTGTGATATGATGGCGCTGGTCAGGCACCACGGCGGCTATCATGCGCGCTGGTTTCATCTCGCCATCCACCTTGTGAGGTTGTCGCCACACAGCGAGCGCCTTGCCTGTCATCACGACAATGTAAGCGCGACCGCCAAGCGGCGTTTCCCATTGGCGCATCCATCCACCGTCATCTTGACGCGTGAAGATCGCGGTGTCTTGGTTGACGGTGATTGTGCCGTAGGTGGCTGGGATAGCGTCTGGGGTCATGCTAAAACTGGATCACGTGGAGCTGTTATCAACGCCACCGCCTTTGTTAGGCGTAGCAACTTTTCACAAGCGTCCTCTGCGGATTCCCCAGGATCAAAGGACGCTTCTAAACCGTGCATCTTCCGGTCTGGAGTCATGAAATGGAGAGCCAGCTTTATCTCCCTATCTTTCTCCGCTTGGTGAGCTGTGATCATTTTTAGTTTCATTCTCATATTGTCATGCTGCTAGATTGTTAATCGCGTCCGTATCGAAGAACGCATTTGTTGTGTAGTGGTCGCCTGTTGTCGAGATTATGTTCGAAAGCAACCCTTCCCCAAGGTAGCCCGCGCTGTCGGCAATGTGGCTGGAGCTGTCATGAACTGGCTCATCAAGGAAGTGCCCCTCTTCTTTTGGGTGTGCTCGGTACCTGTAGTGCTCAAGGCCTTTAATACCATCCTTGCATTTTGTCTTATGGAAACTGCAACTGGGCAAAATCTCACGCATCTTTTGAATACGCAGGCTCACGCTCTTGATCGGCTTGAGCACTACCACGTTTTCAAATCCGGCTTTCATCATTTCAGTTTGAAACGTTGCGCCGGTCGTCCATTGAGCATTTCCATCGTGAGGAAGGATGTGTTTACCAAACACGTAGCCTTTCCCGTCCATGTGCTTCTTGCGGTCGCTTAGGTCCAGTTTTAGCCCAATATCAACATCCACAAACCGTCTGCGGCCTGCGATGCTTTGACAGTACCAGACAACCGTGTTCATGAGGTTTCCTAAGTCCCAAAGGGTATCAATAGGGATTGAGTAGTCTATGATGAAATCAGATATGCGCCCTTGCGTCCTAGCTTCCGCGATAAGATCCGCGTAAATAGCGCCCTCGACTGGCGAGGCAAAACACTCCTCAATGTCAGTCGGATACTGCCCTGACATGTAGATTCCGCTGATCCTCTTTTCAATCTGCCACCATAACATTTGTGGCTCATCAAATTGCACTCCTAGCTTGGCTGACTTTTCTGCGAAATACTTTCGCGTCTCATCAGTGATTTGCGCTGGGTTGCCGCGATTACGGAAGACTGCTGACTCCCACCAAGGCACGAACATCACTCGCCAATCGGACAGCGTTTTGTCCTCTTCTTGAGTCGTTAGCGCCATCTCGACCAACGGCCACACATCGCCCGTCTTGCCGCCGTGCCATGTCGTTTCAATGATGATTAGCGCTCCAGGCGTGCCCGCTGACTTGAGCGCCCCTAGCTTAATTTCAAGGCTTACACTTGGGAACTTCGCCGCTATTTCCGCCCATTCTGAGATCCATAGAAGCTGATTCGTGCCACCGCGAGGCTTGTCTCCAGCAAGGAACCAGCTTTTAGACTCAGGGTTGTCCCTGCGCCAAATCGTGAACGTCCCTTCTTGCCGGTTGAGGTTGTAATCGAAGTTCCGCCGGACGGATTGCGGTAGGTGATTGAACGCCAACACCACCTTTTCATCCAGCTTCTTCTTGGCGTTAGCGCCGTTGAAATCCACCAACGAGGCTTGAACCGTCGAGTAAAATAGAACGAGGTCCAGGCTGATGATGGCAATAAGAGTACTCATGCCACGTTGCCGTGCTTTGGGAATGATCAGCTTCGTATGCCCTTTGACATAGATGGCATCAAGGATGCGCTCCTGTGCCTCGTTGGGGACAAAGCGCCTAACTTGCCCGTCTTCAGTTCGAATCCAGTAAAGATTCCGAATGCGCCACAAAGGATCGAGCATCCCCTTCTTGAGTTCGTCCGGCCCCACATCTGGAACCATCGCCTCTAGTTCTGGGAGTTTGTCACTCATAGTCTAGGCTGTCCGAATGGACTCCCTGGCTTGCGAACGTGGTCTAGCAGCTCCGTGAATGCGTCAGCTACGACAACGGCAGCTTTGTCTTGGGCCAGCTCCCCAGCTAATTTAGCATCCAATTCGATTGCTTTCAATTTGCAGGGCATTTTGACTTTGATGCGGTCTTTTGGCTCCTCTTCAATCTCATTGCCTTGATCGGCCCCGCCTCGCTTGAGCTTGCCTCGCGCGCCTCCAGTTTGCTCATAGGTCCACTCTTGGCATAAGATGGAATTAGCATCCACATCCTCGATCTCAGTTTCGACCACTAATTTTAGGTAAGCTCGCTTTTCAGCAAGTGTCAAAACAGCATCGCTCCATTGCGCCGATCTTCCAGCCTGTATAGTATTTCTAACCCCTTCATAACCCTTCATTCGCCATGCATTCATCTCAGCATTGGCGCGGGTGGTGTTAAAGGCCTCCATGTAGGCTGGAATGTCGCGCATTCCGTTAATTACCAACTCGCAAAACCGCGCTTGGGCAGCGGTTAACTCATGAAGAGGCGGAGCGTGTAAAGCGGATTTCGCCTGCTTTAGAGCGTCTGTCATCGACGTATGGTAATTTGAGGATGCGTTGTTGTCAAACTTCAATCAACCCCACATCCAGCCATAGTCATAAACTGCGGGGATCAATTGTCTTTCGATTATAGTAATTCCGTCAAGCCTAAACATCACCGCCCTCGCTAGTTCGTTGATTGTCAGGCAGAAGAGATTTATCAGGAGCTAAAACTGGACCTGCATACCAGTTTTCAACGACTACTTCACTGTCAGGAGATCCACGATACCACCCTGTTAATGGCTCCAAAGTGCGAATGTAAACCAGCTCTGGCGCATCATCCGCTAAACCAGTCCAAGTCCACCACCAGCCAAGAACTGAGGGCTTCTTTTTACTCCACTTCATACCTTTTTCTTCTTTGAGTTCTTTCCACAATCCCTGGGGCGGTAGATATTTGGGTGATAAGGATCAACCCAGAGTTTACCGACCTTTACCCATCCTGCTTTGGTGTTGTATTTCATATCAATTTCTCTCCGCACTTGGGGCAGAAGGTGAATTTCTCATCCAGGTTGCTTTTATTTCCACCAAAACTCTTTTCTTCAAGCCAGAAACCATAATCAGGCATGGAGCCTACGCCTATCCAGTGGTTGCAAGCCTCTGCCTCCTTCCTCGCCTCAGTCGATGTGGGATTCTCATGGAAAGCCACAAACCTGCCGCATCTAGCACCACATTTGCCGCAAGCTGCATCCACGCTATTAGCGCCAAAGATAAGGACCCCATCACAGGCAATCCCGTCCGGCTCTAGCACATTATGGCACGGAGCTTCAAAGATATGACCAAAGCTGGTGTCTGGCTTCCTCGCCTCCGTGCAGTCCGGGCAGTTGCATTGGTCTGTGTGGTCGGTCATTTCGCATCCCTCCTTTTAGCGGCTTCAATCATATCCTGGGCTGATAGGCATTCAGGAATTGGATTGATCCAATCTCCTTTTTTGGGTGATACCGAAGCGTCGGCTAATTGCATCCTCAAACTCTCAATCATCGCCGCTGCATCGCGTAGGCACATGGCCGGAACGTTGTCAGGCGATTGGATCTGACTGGCTAGCTCCCTCAGCGCCTTGGGCATGGTTTCTAGTTCTTTGGTGGTCATAATGTTGCTTTCAGCGATTTGTCTCCTGTCGGTATCCTAAAAATAGGAGAACTCATAAGAGCTTGTCGAATCAAAGCATTCTGGGCAGTCGTTAAGGCTGTTTGAAGAGTCACAGCTAGCATTCGGTATTTCTGCTCCTCTGTAAGGTCTAGTAAGATGGCCGATTCAACGGCGTTCTGCCATTGATTGGAATTCCAAAAGGCCCATTTCTGGAAAGCCTGCCAAGATTCCTCGGTTCCGTCGTAGTTTGGTGCTGGTTCAGGTGTCATAGTGTTAGATTCCTACAGCTTCCACGCCGGTTAAAAGAGAGCCGTTAACGCCTATGAATGATGGAGCCCATCCTAGACCCTCAATAAAACGCATCCATTGCTCAGCGGAAGTTTTCGCGTCACAATCATTCCATGGATTTTGACTGAGCCATGTAGCTAGTTCCATTGGTGTTGCAAACACTGGAGAAATAGGCGCTCCCTCCCCTACAGTTTGCCACATCTGATAACCATCTCCCAAAGGCGGCTCAGTCCGCTCCCAATTTTCTGCCGTCTCCTTATCCCCAGGTGACGCCCATAGAGAACCCTCTCCTTTACATACATCACACAACTCTGACTCGCCTAATCGTTTACATTCAGCGCCACAGACCTTCCATTGATTGATTGCGTCATGCCCGAAACCTGTGAGACTCCATGCATTTACCTCCTCTGGAGTCGGCATCACAAATGGCTCTTTCTTTTTCCACCCTTCGCCAGGGATGAAAATAGAAGTGAAGTCACTCAGCCTGCCAGCTTCCACTAGCACAGCAACATCATCAGCATTGAGATGATGGCTCCATTGGCCGTTGAATAGCTCACAGAGGCGTTTTGCCTCACGCATGATAGCCGCATCGCCAGAGCCATAAAAATGCCCTGCATTAGCGACGTTTCGGGCGGCAAAGTTCCATACAGGGGTATCCTCCGGTTGCCACGGCTTACTCCCTCGGTCTTCAGGCTTGAATGGAGCATTCCCGTACCACTGATCCTGGAGATGTTTAGCAAATGGAGAGCTTCCACTGCCTCCGCACGCCTCGCAATTTCTAGCCTTCCCCCAATGAGGGTTCAAATATCCAGGCCACGTTTCGTTGATTGGCTGGTTAAAATCCAGCGGCACTCTTTTTAGTTCTCGTCCCATAATCAATCCTCCTTCAGTTCACTTCCCATCGACCCACTTGACCGCCGCGATGGCGATAGGAGCCACGCTTTAGCTTTTTGCCAAGCATCATGCGGAGTTTCCCCGTGGAAGCATTGCCCTCCATGTTCCTCAAGGACTACCGAAAACATAGTTCCCTCAGCATCCAGTTCTCCATGTTGGAGACTTCCTTTAATAGAGGACAACTCCCACCATACTTGCGCAAGTTGAATGGCAAGGTCTCGCCAGTAGATTTTACCACCAAGAGCAGTTTCTATTGATGAGGGGTTAGATTCCTTGGTGCCAGTATGTTTGCATGCCGCTATGGTCAGCTCTCGGTGGTTTACGAGGCCTAGGCGATCTTTGATCGAGTTCTTGTGTGCATCGACCGTCTTCGGGCTGCAACCAAGCTCCTGTGCGATTTGCTTCGAGCCTTTGCCTTGAGCGATCATTCGCAGGATTTTCACTTGCTGATCGGTTAGAGGGAGTCGCCCCTTGATTACTAGAGTTTTAGTCATAGGCGCGTATCCTGCGAGGGATTCTTGCGTTTGGCAAGTTTTAACTCTCCAATTTTTCCACTTAATCGGCATCCCTTCATGAAGCTGAAGTTTAGCCATAGGCTTGTTCATAATCTTGGTTCCTTTGTCTGTTACAGACTGCTCAATTTAATGTCTCCGGTCCATCCCCGCTGCCAATGCATTGCACCGAGTTGAAAGCCGGACTGTGGAAACTCCTTTGGCATATCGCATAGCAGTATCTCTTTGAGGCCGAATCCTGCCTGCTTTACATCGCGCACACGGGCTTTTGTCCAGCAATGGTTGACCGTCATAAGGAAGACGATGTTATCCGCTACCTCCATTGAACGCTGAAGGAACTCCCTGACCTTTGACCAGGGTGGATTTGTGACAACCCAGTCGAAATGAACGAACTTGCACTGCTCTGGGTTTAAAAAATTCAGCCCCTCCTTTATCTCCATCCCGGCTCCTCCAAAATCACCGCCACCGCTCGAAAAGTCTCCCGGTGAGGAGTCTATTGAAGGGCCTGGATCATACGATGTGGCAGAGAAATCCGATTGAACCACGTTGGGCTGTGGCTCTGAGGTGGCACTATGATAATAGGTGTCGATCATCGGCAGTGATTCACTCGCCTTAAACAGAACTGAGTTCCATGTTCCAGGCTTGCCAACGATGACATAAGAGGTGTGAAATGTGCCCCTCATTGCCTGTTGAACTTGGTACTGTTGCCCAACGATGAAACCTTCAGCTCTTGCTCTCAGGCGTTCGCTAAAAAGTCCCGCTTCTCCTTCGTATGTGACTGTGTTGCTCATAATCTTGGTTCTCTCTGGGTTGGTTTGGGTGATCTACTTTCGATAGGCTTGCGGGTGTAGGAACACGGCACGGTTTCTCCCTTTGAAGGAGTCCGTGCTAGTGAAATCTCTTTCGCGTAGGAAGCGAGTCTGAGGGGTCCAACATCCCACTGAAGGGATCGCATCCAACCAGACGGCGCACATCTAATTGATTCCGTGGGTGGAATCGGCTGGAGTAAGGATGCGAGGTTCTGGATTGCTCCAGTGCGCTGCGGGCTTAAATCTCAGTCAGGCCCTTCCGTACCGTTTCTACTGGAGCGGAAACTGTGTTCTGCGGGCTGGGCATTACACCAGCTTTTTGGCTTCTTACTTGGCGATTTCTCGCGTCTATCCACCAAAGGGCACACCGACGATCAATCGGCTCTTGCGTGTGAGTATGACTTCTTCGCACCGCCGCAGAACACAATCTTCAAACTCTGACAGAAGGAAGGTTTCAGGGGGCAGGTTCGTCAATCCCTGCTGGGGGCAGTACTTCCAGACGCCTCGCGTGCTGCTAGGCGTATCCGCCGTATTCGCAACTTTGTTGAGGACCATTGCACATGCTGCTTTGTCTTTGCGTGTCTACATTCCACGCCGCCCCTGAAATCTTCCTTCAAATCATGACCGAAAGCAGAGTTGAGCGGTGTAGGCGTCCCTACTACACAAGGCGGGATTCGAACCCGCTGCTAAACCGGACAGGCCAGGAAGTCCCCAATGCTTCTCCAAGTGTCCGCTCAACTCTACTTTCAAATCACTCAACTGATAACGATTCCCTCTCATACCTCCGAGCTTTTTTAGAGCCTTAAACTTTGAGAGCTAGCAAAACCGACACAAAAAGGCCCGTAGTCGTGGAGCGACGCCGGGCCTCAGTGCGGTTTTGCAGTGGGTCGGATTGCACCGCTCCACAGCGCAAAACCTATTGGTGATGCGCCGATTATCCACCCTCCCGCCGCCCGGTCAAGCGGAATTGTGAAATGCAGAATCTAAATGACCTCCCCGGCTATCATTTCTGAAGAGTCCCATGGCCTCTTTTCACCGGGAAGGAACCTTTAAAGTGGAGCGTCCACCTGGAGTTTCACCAAGTCTTTCCCGTTGTCGGGGATGTGCAATCCTACACTACGAACGCATTAAAAGCCCTGCGAGCAAAGTCTTTGGCGGACACTCACAAGGGCCTCAGGAAGAGCTAGAGGAGTTGATAATCGCCTTTCCACCCCCAAAGTCAACCATCTAAAATCCGTCTAATCGTCGTCCAATTAGACACTTCAAGAACCGTGCCAAGTCAGTATGAAATAAACTTTGCCTGAGCATACCGAACTGACATGCTCAATAACGAAATCGCGATTGCGCTATCTCTAAAGCGCGGTAGGATTTGGTCGTAACGGAAAACAAACCGTTAAACCAAAACATCAAACACACATAGCAATATGACACACGCAAAAAATCGTTTCATTCGCCGCATCGAAAACCGCAACTATCCAAACGGCCATTCTAGCTTTGGGCTGCCTATCTCTGGCGCTCTCACTGACGCTGAAATCGCTCACAAAGCGCGTCGCCGTTCTCGTCGTATCGAGAAGTGCAACCGTGATATGAAGGAGCTTCCTTCTCTTATTTATTCCCTGGAATCAAAAATTGATTCGAAGCCTGTTTCCGGCCGGAATGAATGGGAGCGTATACAGCGCACCCTTGACTCTGTGAAGCTTCAGCAGTGGAAGAACCAGCTTATCGAAGCTCAGGAGAAATTGGCAAAGCTCGCTTAGTTCAACCCCCAGGGGCGCGACTGTAACGCGCAAAACAAACATGCAACCCATCCTAATCCTCCTCCTAGCGATCCTAGCTCCTCCAGCGGTCGCGCACATCCTCTTATTTTTCGCAAAATGAATACAACACTAAAATATGCCTATTCATGGGATGATGAATCCTACACAGGGACTTTCCCTTCTAAAGAAGAAGCTATTGCTGAAGCTTTTGGCGAATGGCCTGAACGAGTTAACGTCTTTGTTGGAGAAGTCGTCTATCCAAGCGCCCCTGAAATCTTCATTGATGCCGACACCATTATTGATGCCATAATCAACCAAGAAGAGTACTCTGGAGAGTATACTCAAGATTGGCCTATCGTCTCAAAAGAGCAAAAACAGGAATTGACTGACTCTCTCCAAAGAATCGTGTCTGAATGGATCGCTAAGCACAACCTTCAACCAAACTGGTACACAGTGCCAGATTCAGAAGAAGTAACAAACGATTCTACGGAGTATTAATTAAATGAATACACCAACACCAATAAATGACGGCGGGCCTGCTTTCCCGGTTATCTCTAGCGGCCCTGGATTTGACAGCTACAGCAATCCATTTACCAGAATTCAGTCTGAGGGAGGGTTAAGTGTGCGCGACTGGCTCGCCGGTCAGGCTTTGATAGGTGTAGTTTCCGCAGTTGATGCAGATGGCTGCTCAAGCTGGCTAGCTGATCGTAACGAACATCTAGCGGCAGAAAGAGCATATCAAATCGCAGACGCAATGCTCGCAGCACGGGAGGCCAAACAATGACCACCCCCAAACTCCCGCCATCCGAGAAGGCAATCCCCCTTCTATTCCGCCTGAAGCCGTTTCAGAAACGAGCTTTTGCGGCTCTCTGCAAGTCCAAGGGCCAATCCTACAGCGAGCGCATCGTTGAGGCTTGCGGCCTGCCTACAGTCAACCCTAGCAAGAAATCGAAATGAGCTACACCCTAACAAAGCCTGAAGGCTACCAAAAAGTGAAGCTGCCAGGACTCACAGCTTGGGTTAAGGCGCTCAGAAGCGGAGAGTATGAGCAAGGTTACACATATCTTTGCCAAAAAGATAAATATTGTTGCCTTGGAGTTTTGTCTAAAGTCCAAGGAAGGCTTGTAGGAGGCAAAGATGGAGGATTTGGTAATGGTGCGGGCCTTTCCCGCAGTAACCCAAATTACTCCATTCTCGAAACCTGTGGGCAGTTGCCAATGTGGTGCAAAGTCCATAAACAGGGTCAAGAACCTCAATGCTTATTAGCCTATGTTAACGACACCCTGCACCTCACCTTCCCCGAGATCGCTGACATCCTCGAAGAACTGTACGAGGAGGGCGAATGACAACCGAACACCCAATAGGCGACCGTCCAGCAGACGAGCCGGAAGAAGAACGGATAGACCACCCTTTGCGCGCTCGATTTGCGCAGATGGCCGAGCAAGATTTAATCGAGATGCAAAACCAATATTTGAAAGCAAAGGAACCAACAGACAAACAAGAAGTATGAAAACAACCAAAGATGAGAAGAAATACGATGTCGTTATTTACGATATTGAGAGCGGTATTGTTTCCGCTGTCATTGGCGCGAACCTTCACTCATACGAGGAGAATGGTAAACAGCGCAATTCCGCAGAAGAAAGAATGATGACAGGTCTATCCCGCATCAACGAAAATTACTCTGTGGATATGTTCCCAGCCGGAACCCTCAAGAAAGGAGACAAAATCCCATGACACCCACCGAAATCGCCGAAACCGCAGAACAATTGGAGCTTGCCGCGAGGATCAAGCGTGAAAATCTTGAGTGGGAATACCAATGCAAAGACTGGTATGATGGCGCGGGGGATATTACAGAAGCTCTCATAAAGGGCTACAAAATCCGCATCAAGCCGACTCCCGAGGTCAAGACTTTGGGGCAGGTGGCGTTTGAAGCGTTCCGCATGGTTGGAACAGAAAAGTGGTCTAGCAGCTTATTTAAGGGCGAATGGGAGAGAACAGTAAAAGCCGTAGTAGCCGAGCATGAGAAGCGGAAGGCAGCGAACCAAACAAGCACCATTGATTACCACACGGAAGAAAAGACCTACCGCGACCTGACTCCCGGCGTGGACGTGTGGCAGGAGGGGGATGAGTGGGGCAGTAAGAAGGTTGAGGATTTTGATAAAATTCCCGCCAACATGATAGGTGAAGTTTTCGGGGGCTATTGCAAAGGCCGTCGCCCAATCACCTCAGAGCCAGAGCTTGTTAACTTGGAGCCGGAGGATGTGCCGCCTGGGAGCTGTTTACGAGCCAAAGGACAAAGTGTTTGGTTTATTATCTTCTCAGTAAGTGATGAAGGTATTGCTATCCTTGGGAGAACCGGACATATCCCAGTTACTTGGCAAAACGCTTTTGCCGGATGGGAAATCCTCCTCCCCAACACGACCGAATGGCTCCCATGCTCGAAGCCGAAAGGAGGGAAGTTGGGATGATCGCCACCATCTTCGGATTCACCAACGACCAAGTGCTATGCTTCCTCTGCGGTTCCCTAACTATGAGCGTAATCTGGTTCCTATGCTATCTCCGGACTGAGCGCCGGATTCACAAGCAGACAATGCGAGCAATTGCAGAAGCTCAAGAGCGCGCCTACCGCCTAGGCTACCAAAAAGGTGTCAACAACCCTCTCAACGAAGTAAAGTAACAACCCCGCAAGCCTAACATCATGTCTCAAGGCTCTCAAATCCACACACTGGCCGATTTGGCGGCGGCAAGAGACTCAAAGCAGTCTGTGTTCTGCCCAACTTTACGCAGCTTTGCTAAAGCTCGCCCCGCTGCTTTCATTATCAATTACTCAGGTTCAATCATCCTCATGATGCTCAAGAGCGGCCTGTTCGTTTACAATAAACCTTCACCCTCCAAGAAATAACATGTCTCAAAATCAACTTAGCACCCAAAAAGCAGTTGATTAAAATAGTACTTGCACGATAAGCGTATATCGAATATGAAGAAGAACCAAAATGCATCAGCCCTCGGGAAGCTCGGTAAAGGGAAGTCAAAATCCTTTACCCCAGAAGAGTTGGAAAAACGTCGAAAGCGAATGCAATTAATTAACAAGAAAAAGCGAAATGAAAACACCTAGAGACCTATCCGGACTCCGATTTGGAAGACTTTTAGTTTTAAAAAAGGGGGCCGGAAAAGTCCGATCAGGGAAACACCAGCCTACTTGGGTATGTCAATGTGACTGCGGAACTATTAAAGAGATCCACCGATCTGATTTAATGGACAGAACTACATCATGCGGGTGTAAACGCAGGGAAATGGTAAGCCAACGCAGATCCTCTCACAAGATGAGTCAAACTCGTACTTTTAATATTTGGGTTAATATGAAGCAGCGCTGTTTAAACCCATCAGTGCCTCATTACTCAAGATATGGAGGCCGAGGCATACAGGTGTGCAAAGAGTGGCATTCATTTTCATGTTTCCTCGCCGATATGGGCGAGTGTCCGAGCGCTGATTACTCTATTGACCGTATTGACAACAACGGTAACTACGAGCCAGGGAATTGCAGGTGGGCTACTGCTCAACAGCAGGCAAGTAACCGAAGGTTGACGTTAAAATTTATATGGGATGGCAAGCCATTATCCATCATCGAAATAGCTAGAGCAAACAAAGTAAAATATCACTCTCTCCGTCATTTTTTCCTCAAAAGGGAAATGCCATTAGATCAAGCAATTATACATTCACTTCCTGAATCATGAGCCAAATAACCACACAAACAAATACCCCCCGCGTCAGCCCCTTAACCGTAATGGCGGCTCGGTTTAATGCAGATCCAGCTAAACTGCTTGATACGCTCAAGGCAACTGTGTTTGCCGCCGCTCGAAATAATGAGGAACTACAAGCCCTCGTCATCGTTGCAAACGCTTATAATCTTAACCCCCTAACAAAAGAGATTTATGCTTTCCCTGCTAAGGGCGGCGGCATTGTCCCGGTGGTCTCTGTGGACGGATGGGCAAATCTAGCCAACTCACATCCGCAAATGGATGGAGTGGATTTTGAATGGGAACACGCAGGCACGAAACTCATTTCCTGCACCTGCGTGGTCTATCGCAAAGATCGCGGGCATCCAATCAGGATTACTGAATATCTGGACGAATGCAAACGCAACACAGACCCATGGAAAATGGAACACCGAATGCTCCGTCACAAAGCATTCTGCCAAGCTGTGCGTATCGCTTTTGGATTCTCAGGCATCTACGACGAAGATGAAGCCGACCGTGTGAATAACGCTCAAGACGTGACTCCGCAAAAGCCGCTATCGTTTGATGTCGCGCCAACGCTTGAGGAGCCAGCGGCCACAAATCAAGAGCAACCCGAGGAGACACCACTCCAAACTTTTATTCTGTTCTTAAATGAACAGGACAAAACTCAAGGGTGGGCTCTTGAGCGTTTCTGTGAAATAAGGAAAACTCAATACAAGTCACTTGCTGACGTGCCTACCCTGATGCTTGCAAATGCATTGGAAGATTGGGATGGTTTTATTGGTTAACCTCTATGACACGCGAAGAGTACAACAAACTGGAAGGCGAGCGTTTCTCCACGCTCAAGCACATCCTACGTTCTCCTGCCCACTACTGGACAGCCAGGAACGAGCCCGAGGAAGTGGACGAACTACGCTATGCGGTCGGTACCATGTCGCATAGTCTCGTTTTGGAGGGCAAAGACCTAACAGATTGTTTTGCTCTGAAGCCTAAAGGAATGAGCTTTGCAACCAAGGAAGGGAAAGCATGGAAGGCCGCGCAGACCCTTCCTATCTTGGAAGAGGAATCAGCAATGAAGGTGCCACGCATGGCGGAAGCTGTTACAAAGCACCCCATTGCCAGGGGCATCCTCGCTTGCTGCAAGGAGCGAGAAAAAGCGTTGCAGGCTGATTTGAATGGCGTGCTTTGCAAGGGCCTCTTGGACCTCTACGGGCGCTCTACAGATGGCACTCCAGTAATCGGAGACTTCAAAACGACGACAGACTCCCGAGCTTGGGCTTTTCGCAAGAAGGCCACTCGGGAGCCTTTGCACTACGATCTCCAATTTGGGGTTTATAAAGAGTTGGTTAGGAACTGCCTCGACGAGGAGGCGGTTGGAATCTGGATCGTTCAAGAAACATCGCCACCATACACCGTCATGGTTTACCGCGAGTCTATGGAGACAATCACAGAAGGACGACGGAAGTTAAACGAAGTTTTGGACACTTGGAAGAGATGCACGGATGAAAACCTGTGGCCCGCATACGCCGGGCAAGATCAAATCAACGAACTGTAAAATATCACTATGAGCAACGACGCATACCTAAACACCGCTGGAACATTCACCTGCCGAGTTGAACGGCCTAACAATGGATGGCTAATCGAAGTCGGAGACAAAGAAACACCTTGCTGCCAAATCCCTCTGGTCGTCATCGGAGGCCCGCAGGATGGCAAGCGCATCACATGGCAAGGATGGCTGACTGACGGCGCTCTTTCGTCCACGGTGAAAGCATTGCATGAAGCTTTCAATTTTGAAGGTCAATGGGGCGCTCTTGTCAGAGATCCGAATGGATTCGATGGCCTACGCTGTCGTATCGTGACCGTCATGGAGACTTACAACGGCAAAGAGCGCTGCAAGGTTCGCTGGCTCAATCCAGACGGCGGAGGAGCGAAGCTGGATGAACGCAAGGCCACAAGTCTCATTGCCTCACTGGAAGGCCGATCAAAGGCTGTCGTGAAAGACCTGCAACAAAAGGCTAGCAGCGATGAGCTACCATCTAGTACAAGCACAGCTTCATTGGCTGAAATGGATTCCATCCCCTTCGCTCGCCACGACGAAATCTACTAACACTACCTCTATGAACCTAAACGACTACCGCGACCAATGCCACGCCGCCAGCCTCAAATGGTGGCAAGATCCAAAGACCGGCAAACCAATCGAGCGCAACAAAGGCGAGTTGATTTGCCTCATGCACTCCGAGCTTTCCGAAGCGATGGAGGGTGTTCGAAAAGACCTAATGGACGACAAACTGCCTCACCGCAAGATGGAGGAGGTGGAGCTAGTCGATACCATCATCCGCATCTTTGACTACGCCGGAGGTTTCGGACTCGACCTGCAAGGAGCCTTTGAAGAGAAGATGGCTTACAACGCATCAAGGCTCGACCACACCCACGAAGCTCGCTTGGCAGCAGGCGGCAAGAAGTTTTAACACCCAATCAAAATGAAGATCACCGAAGAACAGTTAGATGAGGCCGTAAAAGCCTACAGGAAGACAGCAGAGTTTTCCCTACCACATAAAAAATGTGTTGAGGCCGCAATCGCCACACTCCCCGAGCCTGTTGTGATGCTCAGGCCGATGGCTGAGTTTGATAACCCAAGGCCGTTAAATTCATTTCGGGAATTTTTCAAACCACAAGGCGATAATGCAAGAGCTTGTGAATATGCTGATGCTATCTGGTTTATTGACTTCCTCCTGCCCACCCCCGAAGACGAGGAGCGGGCGAAGTTTGAGGCGTGGTGGCAATCACCAAAACGAAAAGAAAACCAAGGCCAAGGATCTAAGGAAGACTGTTTCTTAGCTTGGCAAGCAGGGAGGGCCGCAAAGTGAAAGTCGGCATCATCCACATGCAGGAGCCGTTGACGAAAGAGTTCTGCGAGAACTTTCTGGCGCAAAACTACACGCACATCGCCATAGACCAGAGCGTGCGGCCTGAAGCTCCTAAAGACTGGAAGCCAATGGAGTCTGCAAGCTCGTTCTGGAAACATTTCCGGAGGGCGAAGAAAAGGAAGTGACTATCTTCGCAATCGACCCCGGACCAACAGAGAGCGCCTTTGTTGTGTGGGATGGATCACGCATTTTAGGCAAAGCCAAGATGCCAAATCTGGAAGTTTTAGAGGCAATGAAAGCATGGCCATGTGATGCTTTTGTTACCGAGTGTATAGCTTCATACGGGATGGCTGTTGGGGCCGAAGTATTCGAGACGTGCATTTGGACTGGCCGCTATATCCAGGCCCGTAATGGCAATATGAGCCGCCTTTACCGCAAGGATGTAAAAATGCACCTTTGCCATTCAATGAGGGCGAAAGACTCCAATATCAGACAGGCTCTCATTGACCGCTTAGGAGCCCCAGGAACAAAGAAGACACCGGGGGCAACGTATGGAGTCTCGAAGGATATTTGGGCGGCTCTAGCAGTGGCTGTCACATTCTACGACAGGCAGCAAAAGCAGTTTTAATTCTTCACTTTCCACTTGTCGTAACGTGGAATATGCGTAATAGTATCCGCCATGACTAAATCAATACGAATTGACGACGCTTTGCACAAGCTTGCAAAGATCGCGGCAAGCTACAAATCAAAGAGCCTCCAGCAATTCACAGAAGAGGCACTTCGTGAAGCCCTCAAGCACCCACAACCCAAGAAGAAAGCCAAGCGATGAAGATCGACAAACTAAAACCTGGAATTACGGTGTATGACGTACACTCGCACAAGATGGGCAATACATCCATGCGGACTATGGGCTGCTGGAGTGTGAGGATAATTGAAACTTACCCCGACACAGGAACTGTGAAAGCCTCTTGGAATAGCAATGGAGCACAAATCTACCGTGAGAGGACTTGGAGCAAGTGGCGTCTTGCAAAACCACTCATGATTGAAACTGGGATGCGCCAACGCCTTGCCACCCGTGAAGAAAAGAAAGTTCACGCCAGCAAGACGAAGGAGGTGGAGTCGTGAATAACCCATTCGAATACATCCGCACTTATTACGGAGTGCCAGCCGAGCGAGGTCGTCGCGTCAACATCGGCGGATTGAATGGCGTTATTACCAAAGCTATCAATCAGTACATCGAAGTTCATTTCGATGGCGATAAGAAACCACGCGGGCCATTTCACCCAACGAGCGAGGTTACATATCTCGGAATGGGTGATGTTCCAAAGATGACCCGTGCTCAAGAGCGATACAGGAGGTACCGCGAAGTTGCCGATTGCTTCGATAGCTTTTGGCAATTTCTTCTACATGAAAAAGACGAGCGAGCCGCTAAGCGCTTGGGATTTAGCGACGCTTCGCAATACAGAAATTGGAGGAGATCTTTATCACCATGACCGCCACCCGCCTAGAACAAATCAAACGCTGGTATCCAACACACGCTGGGATGCAGTCCCAAGGGCCGATCAAGGAGCTTATCGAGGCGCTGGAGGCTGAGATGGAGAAGACTAAGTGGCGTCCTGTCGAGGATGCCCACAAGGATGCTAAAGCGATAATCTTTGGACCTTGGGAGGGTGAGATAAATGGCGGTCTCGGCGTGTCTGCTGGCGTTGGCGTGTGCGTAAATGGGTTTTGGCGTGCTTCTCTTGAAGATGCGTACGCTGTCACTTGTGAGCCCACCCACTTCCTTCCCCTGCCGAAGCCGCCAACGGAGGGAGAGGGATGACCTGCGAACTCTGCGAAGACCCGCTTAACGAAGCTGAGACACGCGCCTGCGAGGACGGGCCGAAGCTGCACACGATCTGCCGGAACTTGCTTATTGCCGTCAATGTGGCTGAGTTGAGAATCAATTCGCCCTTGTCTTACGAGTAGGGAGGTGTAAGGGTTTGGTGTCGATAAGACGAGCCGTTTGGAACCGGTGATGTTTGATCGACCTAGTTTTAACTTAAATTTTGGCCGCTGAGGCCTGTCTCCTGCCCGAGAAATTGGGAGTTCCACAGGAGGCAACCCTCAGCGGCCTTTTTGTGTTTACTCCCGATGAATATTTATCAGAAGGCGCGGCAGCTCAGGCTGAAACCGACCGGCGCTGAAGAATTGTTAAAACACCACCTACGAGGGTGGGGATACCACCGAATCAGAAGACAAGTGGTAATAGGCAAGATGATTGTGGATCTTGCTATACCGTCAATCAATGTCCTGATTGAAGTCGATGGAGGCATTCACCAGGACAAGGCTAAGGATCGCCGTCGTGATTTCTGGGCGCGAGGTCTAGGCTTCATGGTCTTCAGGTTCACCAATGAAGAGGTAATGTACAACTCTGATGTGATTCGCTTAGCCCTTCAGGATCTAAAGCAGACAAAGGAGGCAACGGCTAGGTTCAGGATCGCCTCTGCGCTAGCGAGGAAGCACGAAACGCCACTGGATGAAATCCGCCTCGACCCAATTTATACGACCAAAGCAAAAGGGGAAACCGAGCGCGTTTGCTGCCATCGGTGCAAGGAATGGAAGACGCCAGGGAATTTCAACGCCCGCGACGGCAAGCATGAGCATGTTTGTGATTCCTGTGTAGATGCCTCTGAGCCGCATAAAGGAGTTTGGAAAGACTGAGCGAGAATTCATTTTCTACTAGACTCACCGCCTCAAATCCGTAATGCTTATAATAATATTCCACTGCTTACTATGTATTGTAAACTGTTTGCCAGCCTCTACCAAGGAACCCTTCGCGGGAAGCCTCATGAAATCCTCGTATTCACCAACATGCTCGCCCATTGCGACAAGGAGGGGTATGTCGATAAGCATTTCCGCGCCATCGCCGATGAGGTGGGCCTGAGTTTGGATGAGGTGCGCGCCGCTGTCACGATCTTGGAATCTCCAGACGACGAAAGCCGATCCCCTGAAGAGGACGGTAGGCGGATTATCCGTGTCTCAGACAATCGCGCCTGGGGCTGGCGTGTCGTCAATTATGGCCGTTACCGCGCCATCAAAAACGATGAAGACCGGCGGGAACAGAACCGCAAAGCACAGGAGAAATGGCGCAACAGTAAGAAGGAAGTAAAAGCTGATAAGCAGTCGTCAGCATTCGTAATCAAAAATAAGCCCATAGGAGATGGAGATGGAGATGGAGATGGAGATGGAAAAGGAAAGGTAGAAGCAAGTACTTCGTCGCCTGACGGCTTGGGGAGTGGTAGTAAAAACCCTCCTACTGACACCTATTCCAAGTCCTTTGACGCTTTTTGGGCTGAGTACCCAAAGAAGAAAGCCAAGGGTGATGCGTGGAAAGCGTGGAAGGCGATCAAGGGTGCTGTGTCGTTAGAGGTGCTGATTCAGGCCATCCGCACTCAAAAGGAATTTGAGGAGCAATGGCAAAAGGATGACGGGCAATTTATCCCGTTCCCGGCCACATGGCTCAGGAGTCGAAGCTGGGAAAACGAGTACGGCAATAACATGGACCTTTGGGTGGACCCTGATGTGAACAAGTCTTACACGCCGGAAGAAATTGACCCCCTGTTGCTCTGGCAGCAAAAGAGAGCCGAGCGAGAAGCCAAGGAAGAAGCTGAGAACCAACCGCCTTTAGCGATAGAAGAGGATGAAAATGGAAATCAAAGTTTCTGACATCTCAGACAGGCTTTCCGCTATTGCCCCTCAAGTCGCCCGATTCCTATTGCCAGGGGGCAAGGAATACGGCCAGGAATGGCTGTGTGGAGATTTGAGCGGTGGCCCTGGGGAAAGTCTAAAGGTTCGCATCCACTCGACCTACGCGGGCCAATGGCGCGATTGGGCAGCAGGCGATGAAGCCAAGGGTGATTTGATTGACCTTTGGCGCATGGTGAAAGGCTTAACGCAGGCCGAGGCCATCAAGGAGGCTAAAGCATACCTTGGTATTATAGATCCTGTGCGCCAGCAAGAGGCAAAGCAGTACGCAAAGCCCGCAGAGGTAAAGACTGCACCTCTGAATCATGCTGGTGATGCCATGAAGTACTTAACAACTATTCGCGGCCTCAAGCGTGAGATTGTCGAGGCGCTGAAGATCGAGGGATCAGTTGCTCACAAAGCTATCGTTTTCCCGTGCTTCTCTCCTTCCGGTATTCTCATCAATCGCAGCTATCGAACACTGGGCGAAAAGAAGAAGGTTTGGCAAGACACCGGTTGCGCTCCCTGCCTCTTTGGTTGGCACGCCCTCCCAGAGGCCGCTTACAAGGCCCGCAAGGTGCTTTTGAGCGAGGGACAGATAGATTGCGCATCTTGGCTGCAATGGGGTATTCCTGCGCTTTCTATTCCAAACGGAAGCGGATGCTCATGGATTGACTACGAATGGGATAACCTTGCCGCCTTTGATACGATCTATCTCGCCTTTGACCAGGATGCGGCAGGCCAAACTATTGCTGAAAAAGTAATGAGCCGTCTTGGCAAGCATCGTTGCATGTTGGTTTCGATGCCGAAAAAGGACGCGAACGCCTGCCTTCAGTCAGGCTATTCCTCCGAAGATGCCGCTGATTGGATAGTGAACGCAAAAGCGCCAGGGGTAAATAAATTCCTCACCGCTAAGGAACTTGAAGCACGAACCCTTGAGTCACTACGCGATAAAGGAGAAGCCTTTACCCTTGAGTTTTTCAAAGAGAAGTGGCCGGAGCGCGGTTTTTATCTCCGACCTGGAGAGGTGACGTGCTGGACGGGATACTCGTTTTCTGGCAAGTCCACCATTCTAAACTTCATGGAGAGCGTTTTGATAGCAGAGAATGAGCCTGTCTTTGTGGCATCAATGGAAATGCTCCCTGAGGTTCTTTTGAAAAAGCTAATCACGATTTTTTATGGTGAGAGAATCTCAGCGCCAATCGTGAAAGAGTTCATCAGCAACGCTGGGCATCTTTTGCTTTTTGCTGATGTAGTTGGATACATCACACAAGATATGCTTTTCGAGATGCTATGGTTTGCCTACCGCCGATTCGGCGCAAAGCACTACATCATTGATTCCTTAATGCGTATTGAAGGTTTAGAGGAAGATTATCCAAAACAAGGCGAGTTTTGCAATCGGCTACAGGAGTTTGCTAAACAATCTCAAACTCACGTACATCTAGTAGCCCATCTCTCCAAGCCAACAGACAAATCTATTAAAGCCAAACCATCTATGTATGGCATCAAAGGATCTTCCCTTATACCTAACAACGTGGATAACATCGCGATTGTCTGCCGAAATCAGGAGAAGGACAGGCTCAAAAAAGAAAACCGCTTAACCAAAGAACAAGCAGATGGAATGCACGATACTGAAGTCATTATCGAGAAGCAACGGGACTCAGGGTGGGTCGGAAGCTTCCGCCTAAAATTCAATTCATCACGATTTTCATTCAGCCGCCTATGACCGAACCACGCCACATAAAAGACATCCTAGCCGAAGTGCTCGCGCAGATTGAGGAGGAGATGCGGAGGGAGGATGAGGCGATTAAAGAAAGTTTTACGAAAGTCTTAGACAAGGAGTGAGGGATGTGTCATAAATGCAGCCTCACCCAAAACGAACACCTCGTTTTTACCTCCATGAAATAATCCTATAGCACCGTGGCGTTGAGCACGGACACCCGCTGAAATCACACAAGTGAATCAGCGATGACTATGAACTACGAAAAACTGATACCGGATATGCCAGGGCCGCGACTGGATTAACAACGCGGAAGATTTCCAATGAACATCAAACCAATCCTAACACCGTTCACCGAAGCCGAGCACGCCAAAGTGGAGAAATGGGCAAATCAAGAGTCGAAGCGACTTGGCGAGCGAATCTCGAAGACTAAAGCGTCGAGGTTGCTGGCTCTTGAAGGACTTAAGGCTGAAGCCGCCAGGAAGAAAGGAGCGAAGGCGTGAAGATCGACAAGCTAAAATCCGGAATGACAGTGTACGATGTACACTCTCACAAGATGGGCAATACAACCATGCGGACTATGGGCTGTTGGAGTATCCGAATTATCGAGGTATTCCCAGATGCTAACACCGTGAAAGCTAGCTGGAATAGCAATCCGGCGCAAATATACCGTGAAAAAGCATGGTCTAAATGGAGGCTAAACAAGCCAGTGATGATTAATACTGGAATGCGCCAGCGCCTTGCTACTCGCGAGGAACTGAAGGCAATGAAAGCCAACAAGCCAAAGGAGGACGCGCCATGACCGACGAAGAGATCAACGTGAAGGTGGCGGAGAAAATGGGCTGGCAACATCAGTTGACTACAGTTGATAGTCCTGTAGAGAAAGATGGCATGAGGCTGCCTAACTATTTTGGACCGTCCATAGAAGCATGGTGGCATCCAACTATTGAGGGTGTTTGGGTTAATCCTCCAAAGTTCACCACCTCGCTAGACGCCTGCTCTCAGTTTGAACGGACGCTGACAGATAAGGAGATAAAGGGATATATCGAGTGCCTGAAAGACCTTCTACGCGCTCACATGAATAGCTATAGGTCTGTGTGGGCCAAGATAACAGCCAGCCCCCTCCAACGCTGCAAAGCATACCTGATCGTGAAGGGGGTTGAGGTATGAATGATCCATTCGAATACATCCGCACTTACTATGGCGTTCCTGCTGAGCGAGGCAGGCGCGTCAATATAGGCGGATTGAATGGCGTCATCACCAAAGCCATCAATCAGTACATTGAGGTTCATTTCGATGGAGAGAAAAAACCACGTGGACCATTTCACCCAACGAGCGAGGTGACATACTTAGGAATGGGAAAGGTTCCAAAGATGACTCGCGCTCAAGAGCGGTATAGAAGGTATCGCGAAGCTGCTGATTGCTTCGATAGCTTTGCGCAATTTCTGAAGCATGAGAAGGACGAGAGGGCAGCCAAGAGACTTGGCTTTGCACATGCGGGAGAATATAGAAATTGGAGAAACAGGATTAAACTAGCATGAACCAACCAACCACCGAGCAACTAGCGTCCTACATGTGGTCGCACGAAAAAGGCAGCGATCCGGCGATGCTTACCGAGGCATCCAAAGACGACTGGCGATGCTTGGCTAAGGGTATACTGGAGGCGTTTTGGCCGAGGTGGATTTCTTTAGAAGTAAGACTTCCTAAAGAAAAAGATGCGGATAGATCTGGCCATGTTTGGGTCTGTCGAAATGGGGGTAATAGCCTTACCAAAGTCTATTGGACTCGCGTTGATGGATTTGACTACTGGATGCCGATAACGAAACCTCAACCGCCGACTGAATGATATGAGCATTGAAGATCTAGCGAAGAAGATGGCGTCTGCAAAATGCGATGGCGCTAAATGGCCCGAGCAATTTACTATTGGCGAGCGCCGCGATATAATACTTTATGCAACAATCGCCCATCGCGAGCTGAACAAGTGGCGCCCTATCAGCGAAGCGCCGCGTGATTGCCATATATGGGCATTCAATGGAGAACAACATAGGATGAGATGGATTGAGGGAAGAGATTATGCTCTCTGGGTTTATGTGGATGAAGCTCTTTGTGATCTTGATCCTTATCCAGATCAACCAACCCACTTCCGCGAGCTTCCAGAACCACCAACGGAGGGGGAATCATGAAACTTACCCAAGAACAGAAGCGGAGACGGTTAGCTACAATTAGCCTTTGGAAGGAGGGCGAGTAATGAAAATCGAACAAATCACAAACGAAGACGGGAGTTACAGGGGTCTGATGATCGACGGCTGTAGTCACACGTCAGGAGATTTCCCAATGGATGCTTATTGGATAATGAGAGATGAAAAATCTAGATACACACCCGCACAAATAACCGCAGCACTCGCGGAAGCTATGAAGGAAGATTTTGTATCTTCAGCACCTAAACCAACAATCTGCCCAACGTGCGGGCAAGCTGATTTAACGCCATGACAAATGAACGCCTAACCAAAATAAAACTCAAGTTCCAGCACATAACCTTGAAGGCTGATGATATTCGAGAGTTGATTCAGTCCGCAGAGCGCGGTCTGGAGTTTGAGCGGGCCGCGGGGGCTCTTTATGAGGAAGCCATGAATGCATACTGCGCTTCATCAGGAAGTAAGCCGCTGCTCTTGAGAGCGCTGGAGAAATTTAAGACAAATAAACCATTATGAGTAATAGAATGAACTGCAACTTATGGCGAGCAATTCGCTTTGGATACGTCGAATCATTGATTCGTTATTGTAACGCATGGGGATGGAAATACTTCTGGAAGGACACTTTCACCAAACTAACCGAGGGAAAGAACGATGAGTGAACAGACAGACACAAGCACAGAAATATACTTCGCAGGAGTTGAGGATAGAATGAGCCAGACAGACACTAAACACCCTCTTATGAAAACCCTGGAAGAAATAGGGGCTGAGTTAAAAGCGAGTGGCAAATACGAGCCAGGAGAGCCTTTGATTGATAAGCTAAGACGCGAAATTGCCGCCCTCCAACAGCAGGCCGAGCAGAAAGATGCGGAGATTGAGGGGTTGAATCAAAGGATTCAGCTTGCAGGCGGCTATCACCATCGGACAGAGCGCGAAGTAGAGATCCGTGAAGCCTTGGAGCAGACAGAGGAATCTGAGAGAGATTCTGCCGACAATACTATTGCTGAACTATTGACGCTTGTAGATGCTGGCAGAAACAGGGTTTACTTGGCTGAAGAACAACTCCGCGAATCCCAGGCGCAGGAAAGGGCGTTGAGAGCTATCCTAGAGCCATTGCGCGATGGGAAATGGTTCAAAGATGGCAAGGCAGGAGCGATACTTTGCAGCCTTGATGCTGATAGTGTTAGAGTCGCCCTCTCTTCGCCAGCGCCGAAGGTGATTCCTGAGGAAGATGTGACGCCGCTCCGTGAAAAGTTAGGCCTCCTAAAACTACTGGGCGGCTTGAGGCAAATTTCCAGCAATACAGAGACAAATATTATTGCTAGGAATATAGCAGAAGGAACTATCAAGGAATGGCAAATACTCACAAACCCAAACACATGAAGACGATCAACGAAATACTCGCAGAGCAGAAGGCTATCGCTGATAAACGATTGGCCGAGCAAACAGCACCTCGACCAGTGGCGGAAAACAGCATAGAGGCAGAGCCATTTGGCTATGCTTTCCACTTCGGTAATCAGATCGTCATCTGCGGCACGCCCAACGATATTGAGGATGAGAATGACCCTCTCTACCACAACTGCGACGCGATGGGCTGCGGTCAGAATCATGTGCTGTATCGCTTTGATAAGGAGGGCGCGCTATGAATTGCCAACAGGGGCCACAAAGAGTTACTTTTTCTGAATCTGCCTCTAAGTGCGCTAAACTTCTTCCATTGTATGCCGATGATGTTGAGAAACTCGGATTTGCGGATAGCGATTTAGTGCCACTAATTCGGGCAAGCGCAGTGCATTTGACTGAACTCAAAAGTGAGATTGAAGAACTTCGTCAGGATGCGGAGGATCTAGCTGATGCACTCTACATTCAGTCTGACGGCCTAAGCGAAACATGGGCCACCTACCGCGCCAAGTATGGCGATAAGAAAGGGGGCGAAGGATGAGCAAAACACCAATCACTGATTCCATCGTCGCCGGACCAATGCCAGAGGCATCCGAACTCTATAGGAAGTCCTATAAGCTACTTAATCAATGTCGAGACTTCGAGTTAAAGCTCGCCGCCTCCCAGGCCCAAGCCTTGGCTTACAGGACGGCGCTGCAAGAAGCAGTTACTTGGGATTCTCATGATGACAGGGGAGTGCCTGCTGTATGGTTAAAGTTAGCCGAGGCCGCCCTCACCAACCCGCCTCCCGCCGTCTTCACGGCTGAGCAGGTGAAGGCTCTTTTGGATGCACTGAGGCTCGCAATGCGGGCGCTCCACGCGGCTGGTCAAGGTGGAGACAATCCAACATACACCATTGCCTCTAAAGCCCTCGCGGCATGGGAAGGAGCGAGTGGCGTTTTATGAATAACATGATCACAGTTACAGGAGCCGATGAAAAAACAGACATTCAATCGCTAGGTCGTTTGGACGCGGAAATCGGACTTCTTTACACCGCAACCCCAGAGGGGAGAAATCGCTACCCATCACGCCAATGGGTCTTGAGCGCGGCGCGGCATCTTAAACGTGTTGCGCTTCATGTGTGCGGTGGGAGAGCGCGCCAAGAATTAATAAATGGGGAACTGGATGATATTTTACCATACATCCAGCGCATCCAGGTCAACGGCCTACTTGCCGCAGATGAATTGGTACAAATATGCACGCGCCAACCTCTTCACGTCATCATCACACAACACCACGCAAGGAATGCGCATCTCTTGGATATACAGGAAACGAATCACGTAGTTCTTATTGACGCCAGCGGCGGTAAAGGGTTGTCCCCTGAAAAGTGGGAGGCTCCAATAACACGTAAACATGTGGGTTTTGCTGGTGGATTGGGGCCATCGAACCTTTTCAGAGAACTTTGCCAAATTACCCGAATATCCCGCCGTGGATGGTGGGTGGATATGGAGGGTAAACTTCGTGTGGATGATTGGTTTTCGGTGGAAAATGCAGAGGCGGCAATTAAGGAATTTGAAAGGGCTATTCCAGTATGAACACGTTCGAATCACAGGGCCACACTTGGATAAAGCACACGCCGGGAGATGATATACCATGCAGAAAAGAGGATGTCGTTTTCATCCTTATCCGCGAAGAGTGGTTCAGTTCTTGTTTCCCAGATACACCCGCCATGCCTGCCAAGCATTGGCGCTGGGATGAGATATGGGATAATAGAGACGATGAGATTGTCGGCTGGCGCTACGCTGAACAGAAGGCGGAGCCGAGCGAGCCTAGCGCGGAGGAGATGCTGAGTGAAACCACAATTCAACAATTAGCTTTAGCTGAAGCGAGACGGCTAATCATCGCTAGGTATGAACAGATTGAATCATGGCCTACTGATAACGTTCCAGGCGATGCTTTGGAGCATCGCTTGGGAATTACTGAAGGACTTCGGCAGGCACGGAGAATCATAGGAGGCATGTGGGATGATTTGCCGATTAAAGGAAAGAGCCATACACCCATGAATGACGCGATGAAGGAGGGGGAGGTATGAAACTCACTGATCTTAAAGATGATGAGATCGAGTGCCTATTGTTCTTCTTTCTCCCACTGTTACTAATATCCTTGCACGCGTGGGCGTTTGTTGTTTTTGTTATCAGCCTAATATTCCACTCATGAGCCTTTTACCACCAAAGGGAGAAGATGATGCTCTTAGAATATGCCTTATTGGAGCGTACCTCGTCCTCGGTTCTCACTTGTGCGCTTTCATTGTCTTTGTCATTGGTGTTCTACTTAGAACATGACCGAGAACGAACTAACCATGCGCCACTTCAACGCCAACGCGAAGGCTTGCCCGACGCATAACAAGCCGGTGACAATCGGCTATGACGGCTGCTGGTTCATCGAGTGTGCGGGTGGGTGCACCATTCACGATGGCGACAACGCGAGTCCTTCGCCGCTGATTCGGAGGTACATGGAGAGTGGATTTGCTAGACAAGCGCCAGTTTGTTAGGCAGGATATGAGCCTATGAAATCTATCACCCTTCTTTGCGCCATCGTTTGCCTTCCTTCGTGCTCAAACCTGACGCCAGCTCAGCAGGCCCAAGCGCGCGCGATCACGAATCTTGCACTGTCGTACGCGCAGAGCAAAGGCAAGATCAGCGCAGAGGATGCGGCCTTTGTGCGCGAGGTTGGTAAAGTCGTTCTCACGCCAGAGTTGCCAGCGGTTGAAATTTCGAGTAAGTGATAAACCGCCCTGCCAAATCGAATGCTGGCGTTATGCGCCATAGTTTTATGTAGAGGAGGTGGGGCGACCCCTTTTCAGCCCCAGGCGACAACCTGGGGTTTCTTTTTGCCCACAAGCACAAATAGACAGAAACATTTCTTGCGGAATGTGTAAACGCATGAATAATAGCGCCATGGCCGAATCAATACCTAGAATCAAATGCAAGTGCTGTGGCGGATCTGGCAAGGTCCAATTACCTTCTACCTATCAAGCGGTCTGGAAGGCCATAAAAAAGCATCCAGGCATCGGTCTTGCGGAGTTGGCGAATAAGCTTCCATCGCACCTAGCGAGAAACAATATTACCAATCAGCTTATCCTTCTCCTCAAAATCGGACTCATCACCCGCAATAAGGAAAGCAGTTCGCACTATCAATACTCAATCGTCACAACTCATGAATAAAGAAACCGCAGCCCAATGGCTACCAATCGTGACCGCTCTAGCTGAAGGAAAGCAAGTCGAAGTCAGAGATGGCGCTGGCGTGTGGAAGGTTCACTACGAACTGAAGTTTGACCAGTGCGTGAATGACTATCGAGTTGTGGAGCCTGAGAAGACGCCAGGGCAGATACTTTATGAAATCCTGTATGGAGATACATGGGATACATTAAAATGTCGCCCAGGAGATCTGCAATCAGGCCCTGTAAAAACAGCATGGGAAGACATAGCCAATGAATTTCTCAGGAGGGTGAAAGAGGTATGAATATCCAGCAACGAATCGATGAGGCGATCATGCTTGCAGAAATGAGGCATGGAATCACCAAAAGAACAAAATTTAACCTATACTTGGGTCGGGAAGATTGGAGTGAACTGCAAGATTCAATCAACGGCCAGCCATTTAGGATAGTTCATGAAGTGACAGCCAGCACTCGTCCTATATGGTGCGGATGCCCTATCTTTATAGTCGATGATGAATCACACTTGTCAGTCGCGCCATCAAATATAAAGGAGGACCCATGACCGAAACCGAAGCAGACCTACGGAGGGCCGTTCTTGATGTCGAACGGCACAAGGAGCGCGTGAGAAACGCCAAACAGCTTTTGCTGGATGGAAAAGCCAAACTCGCTCAAGAATACACAGCCACCGTTCACAGGCTTGAGCATGAGGTGAGGGCCGAAGAAAACGAACTGCGCCGCTCACAGGTGTATGTTATTGAGCTGAAGGATAAACTGGAGAGGGGTTTTGAATCGTGATTGGGGCGACCATTTTAACCAAGAATTATGCGGAAATTGGAATTGCCGCTGTCGAGCGCTTCAAAAAGCGAACTGGTCTTGATGTGATTGTTTTATGGAAAGACAAGGATGCTTTCGAGGCGAAACTTGACCTTCCTTTCTTATTAGCACCTCAAACAGTGGTGTACTTCGATGCGGATCATTGGATGATTCGTGACTGCGATTTAAGCCAGTTCAATAACTCCCCTTACTTTTGGGCTGTCAAAGATCCTGGAATTAACGACTTGCCTGCTACTCTCATTAATGCGGGAGGGGAGCCTGCTGTTATGAGTGGCTCCTTCCCAGTTCCTGATGCCACTCTGTTAGGTTTTGATCCGCAGCAGTACTTCAATGGGGGCCTGTGGATTGCGAACTTCAAACGTGAAGATCACGTTAGCGCATTCGCCATTGCGAAGCAGCTCTACGAAGAGAAAAAGAACGGCTTATGGAAGGACTACCAAGACTACGGCGAGCAAGGATTTTTGAATGCTGGCATTCATCGCGCAGGCGTGGCTCTCGACTTCCTGCCGCAGACCTACAACTTCTGGCTACTCAGCTTCAAAGGTGGACTTGTTAAGAGCATCCCGCATGGCGTCATTGGACTGCACGCCGCCGGATATGGACTGCCAGACAAGATGCCGCATCTTTTACAAATGGAGCAAGTGCTTGAGTGTTGGATGAAGGAGCCACGACCAAACGCGTTATGAAAAATGGAAGACTAATTGAGCAGTATCGACTGCTGCACGCGGGTATGAAATACGACTCGCCGAACCTTGATCCAAAGTATCAGGATTTGATTCGAGAGTGGGCGGATGGACCTGTCTCTGTAATTGACTATGGCTGTGGGAGATCGTCTGAGATTGTGACCATCTTTACGGAAACGCAATGTTTCTTCTTTTATGATCCAGCTATTGAGGAGTTGCGTGAATTGCCTGATGAAATCATGATGCCATGTGACGTGGGCTTTTGCTCCGAAGTCATGGAACACATACCGGAGGAAGAGCTTGCCGCAAACATCGAACTGATGAAGAAGCTTGCTCCCAAGTGGGCAATCACGATTCACACGCGACTAGCCAGCCAAATACTTCCCAATGGCGAAAACGCGCACTGCACGGTTCACGACGCCGGATGGTGGGAGGCGCTGTTTAGCAACTTCTTTACCTCTCTCGTCATCCATCCAATCAACAGCTACCGCTTCCTTCTTCTTGCGTCATGAGCATTCCAGCGAATCCATATATCTTCACCCACGGTCTTCCTGGGAACAAGACTATCGAGAATGTGACCCCTTTCTTGCATGGGCCGTTGGATGGCTCTGAGGCAAGATCGGCTGCGAAGTGTTGGCTCAGTTATCGTTGCTGTGATGGGCTGATTCCGTTTGAAGAATGGGAACGCGACATATTATCCGTTGAAACTCGGGTGGATGACGAGCACTTGGCGGTACGGTGGGAAATGTCGCTTGGGACTGTAACCGCCTATGTTTATTTGCTGAATGACAGGAAGTTGGATGGACTTTTAAAACTTAAAGAGGTGCGCCACTTATGGCATAATTCAGCACATATTTGGAGTCCTCAGGTCACAAATTATCTTCGATGTTCCTGCTTATTGGCTTACCAAGCTAAACTGGATGGAGAAATTGGATTTTCTGAACTAGTTATTGCTGACAGCATGATCGAGTGGCAAAAGTCCCTTGGATCATTCAATTGGCGGGAGTGGGGGCTTAGACCGACCGAAATGCGCGATGATATTGTAGCGGCTCAACTACTTCTATTCATCGCGGGCGCTCCACAAATGGAGTGGGCAGATTGGGACTCAATTCAACCCAAGCACCGCTGGAACCCGTTTTACGACGTGCTGGCTAAGCTCAAGCGTGACGCCGCACCCAAACTGCCAAAGTATGCTACCCGCGAGGATCTAGCGGCCTCGTTTACCGGCATAGGGGTAGAACTTGGAGTTGCGCGTGGCGACTTCTCGAAAACGATTCTTGAGCGGTCGAAGTGTGAGAAGCTGTACTCGATTGACAGATGGACGGATCACCATGACGCCAAGGAAATGCTACAAGCAGTTCAGGCGCTTTCCCAATATGGGGTGCGGTCGAATGTTCTGCGAATGAGCTTTGCGGATGCGTTGCCGCTGATTGGTAACGACTCACTCGACTTTTGCTATATAGATGGGTATGCAGCAGGCGGTCAAGAAGATGGGAACACACTCAGGGATTGGTGGGTGAAGTTAAAAAAAGGTGGGATATTCGCTGGTCACGACTACGCGCCCCGCTGGCAACCAACCATAGATGCAGTGGACAAGTTTGCAGCAGAAGTTGGATTCAGGTTTGCGCTCACTACTGGAGACGAATTTGCTAGTTTTTATGGCCGCAAGACGTAGATTAATCGTAAAGAGCAGATAGACCGGTATGGAGCCGGGGTGAATAATTCTAGATGTTACTTCATCGCCTTACGGGCCTGTCAGGTTCGATTCCTTGGACTGCTCACCAATTTTCAAGCTGTCACGCCAATAGGCTGACAAAGGGGCCGCGTACCGGTGGGTTGCGGCTCCTTCGTTTTCTTTTGACAGGGTTCAATTCATTGACAGATAGCTCTCCTTCAAAGAAGGTGAATTCATGGACACAGACGAAGAAAGCCAAGAAATCCTTCAGGGTAAAGAAGGTTCCGAGCGGGATGATATTCCTGGGATAACTGAGTTTGCAAAGAAAATGTACCCAGCTCCAAGTGGGCCTTGGATTTCTCTTTATCCCCCTGAGGAGGTTGTGCCAAAAATCTGCTGGACAGACTCTGCTTTATAAGGAGTGAAATCACTCTCGCCCTTTTGTCGATTGTGGCCTCTATTTTTCGTTTGCGCTTATCAAAGAATAGCCGACAACTATCACCGCCGGGCGGGTTTCCTTTCATTCACCGCACGGCGTTTACTCAGGTGTCCTTGCATATGTGAAGGCCCGCAGGTTCCTCCCCTGCGGGCCTTTTCATTTGGTAATGAGTCGCAGTAATGTAAAACTCCCGCTTGCATTCTTTTCGGCATTGTTGATAATTGCCGTAATATATGGCTGAAACCACTTCCGACCCTATCGCCGACCTGGACGCAATGCTCGACGAGCCTTTGATTCCTGTCGAAGTTGAGACGGTGGTGACTGAGCCAGTAAAGGAAGTCGAAGCTCAAACCGAAGAAGTCGAAACGGTTGAACCTAAAGAGCAGGTCGAGGAAGTTGAACAGCCCGTCGAAGCTGAAATTACGCAAGAGCGCTTCCGGTTTAAGGACGATCTTGATAGAAGCATTGCCTTTTATGCCAAATCCCAAGGAATCAGCCTTCTGGCGGCTGCGGAACATTTCCGCGACCGCCAGCCCGTGCAAACGGAAGAGGTTGAACAAGAGCAGCCCATTGATCACGTTCAGGCAATCAATGCCGAGCTTGAAGAGCTGCAAGCCAAGAAAGCCGCCCTCCGCGCTGAAGCCAAGGAAGAAATGGCTCCAGTGGATGAAGAGGCGATTGATGCGATCAATGATCAAATCAGTGACCTCAAGGAAGCTCGCGCCTATCACCGCTCACTTCAAACGGTTGCCGCTGAGAGCGCTCAAGCTGCCGAAATGACAGAAGCTCAGAAGGCAGACGCGCATTACCGCGAGCTTGCTTATGCCGATTTCCCTGATATCCGGAAGGAAGGCACACCACTTTACGAGGCCGTTATTACTCGCGTTCAAGCGATGAAGAATAAGGCCAGCAGCCCCGAACAAATCTACGACATTGTAGCTTCCGAGGCCGCTAAACTACGAATTTTGCCAGTTGAGGCGTCAAATCCCAGCGGCACAAACAAACCGGGAGTATCCGCATCGCAACAGGTGGCAAAGACGGCGAAAGCCTCTGGCCTCATTCCTGTATCCGCGAAAGCGTCTCAAACTCCGCTCCGACATGTCATTACTCACGTTGAGCCTGACGCGAACACTGTCTTCGTTGAGAAGATAAAGAACGCAAAGACCAGCGCGGATATTGACGAAGCACTAGGCCTTGAATCTGCCAGCGTCCCCGCCGGTAGAATGGGAGCTTGGAGCTGAACCGTCCGAAGCGGAACAAAATAGGGCGTCACGACACGCCCTGCCAAAAAGATAGCACACCTCACGCCAGCGGATTGCCGCTCGGTTTTGCCGTGCCGTAGTTCTCTGGTTTCAACCAAACAAGGGCAATACATGCCCACGTCAGAGACAACAAAAACAGACTATGGCTAATCAAGCAACGATGGAGGCGATGACCCTCCAAAACATGATCACTGGCGCGGGTGCCAATGTTCAGGAACAAAAATGGGTGATGAAGGCAATTCGTCACGGTCGCCGGAAATCTCCATGGGGGATTATTCGCGGTGGCGTTAACGGTGGGATGCCGATTCAGGAAAACATGGACACTCGCAAGATGTTCGGTCAGGTCGTGAATATCCCGATCACTTCCGGTATTGGCGGTGCAGGCGTTCGTCAGGACACCACTCTGCGCGGCCAGGAACAGAAAGAAACAGAAGGCATGTTCACGCTGAGTATCGGCATGAAGCGTACCGCCATCGCTGTTACTGGTATTGCCAAGTCGCAGTCCGTTATGGGCGGCACTTGGGATGCTCGTACGCAGCTCAACCTTGGCGAGTGGTCCGACTGGATGACTTACCAAGATTACGAAGCTGAGATGATCGCCCGCGCTACCAGTGACAACACGGTTTACGCGAACCAGAAAAGCAGCATCGAAGCTCTCCGCTCTGCGGATACCTTCGGCACTGCGACAATCACCCGCACATCTGGCAAACTGAATACCCTTGGTGGCTTGCCCCTCAAGGAAATCGACGGCCCGGATTCACAGCGCGAACTCTCGTACTTCTTCCAAACGAATCAGTACGCGGTTGAGGCTCTGCGCGGATCTTCGACTTGGCAGCAGCTTTTGGCTGACGCTCAGGAGCGTGGCGACAAGAACTCTCTGTTCAAGGGCAACCTTCCTCGTTGGGCTGGTCAGGCTATCAACATTTGGCAGATTAGCGACCAACCTGGCGCAATCCCTGCCGGTTCGTTCGCTGCTCCTCGCGCCTACACTGGCGCTGCCATCGCTGCTGGTACCGCTGCATTCACCCTCTACGGTGGCCGCACGGCTGCAAACGCTGCGAAAACGGACGTTCTCTACTTTGCCAACTTCCCCGCGGCTGAGTGGATGGGTTATGAAGGTGTCAAAATCGCTGCCACGACTGGCACGACCTACTATGCCCTCATCAAGGACAAGGACACTGGCAAGTTCATGATGATCTCGTATCAGGTGAACTCTGGCAACACCATCACGGTTATCAACCGTCTTGGCTCTGCCGCTCAAGGCGCGCAGGTGACTACCCTTGGGAACGTGACTTGGAACTCTGGCGTGTGGACAACCACTTATGTCACCGATTCCGCCGCCATCGGCTCCGAGGTGTACCCATGTAACAGCTACGGCCAGCCATATGTCCGCACGTATGCCTTGGGCGACCAAGCTATCGTTGGTGGTTACGGTCAGTACGCCACTAACGACGGTAGCCCAAGCCTGTGCATGGGTCGTCGTATTACTCAGGTGGACGACTACGGCCATGTCGGCGGTGTTGGTATCGCCACCGTGTATGGTTGCCGCGCCGTTCCAAACGTGGACGGGGTGTACTGCAACTACGCCATCGCCTACAGCGCCTACAACCCTCCCGGCCTGCCTACTATCGTCTAAACAACGGTGGCTTGTTAGGATTCTGCGGGCGGTGGAGAAATCTGCCGCCCGCTTTTTGATTGCATGGACTAACAATAACCTCCATCATACGCCTCATGATCAAAGCTATTTACGGTGTCGAGTTTCTGAACTGTTCCGATTGCACGGTTCCTATCGAGGGAACTAATAACGTCATGATTGGGCTGGCTACGACTGGACGACCTGGGCGAGTTTCAGGTTCAGCGGCATTCGAGTTTGCTAGCCTTGCCGATTTCAATCACCATAAAGTAGCGGTATTCGAAGGGCGAAACCGTTTCATCAAACCAATTCCTTACGTCGTGTTTGAGACGGGCGATGGCGAGCGCTTTGACGACTTGGACAAGGCTTTTGAGCACCAAAAGGAGCACTTTCAGAAGCTGATTGATAAATCGCTCAGTGAAAAGTTCCAAGATCCTCTAGCGTCTATCAGCTCCGAGCCGGAAGAAAAAGAGCTTCCATCCTCTTTTGAGGAAGGCTTAGCAGAAGCCAAGAAAGCCGCAGAAGAATGGCCACACACGCCAAAAACTCCAAAAGCTGAGTCACCACTCATACAGCCTGACACATTTACTGCCGAAGTGATTGATTCAGTCAAAGAAAGTCTGGGAAAGAACGCTGAGCCAGCCCCTAAAGTAACCAACCCAACCATCCACGAACAAATCGCTAACCTCGTCCTCGAAAAACCTCTCCGCACGAAAGCAATCGCCGCTGAGATTGGCAAAACCGAGGAAGAAACTGCCGCGCTCATTGAAGCGCCTGAGTCTTTGGTTGAAAAGCGTGAGGCTGGATGGGTTAAGCTTAAGGAGGCTGAATAAATTATGCCCGCCGCCGCCCGTGTTCTAGCCGACCTAATGGGACTCCTTGATGTGGAGAGTGTCAATCATGCCCCTCCGCAGTTCCAAACGCGGGCGCTTTCGGATCTTAACGCCGCCCTTGAGGAGATTTATGGTCTGGCTCCTACTGAGTGGTGGATGACCGACGACCGAGGCGAGCGCGTGAGAGCGCCTACAGTCGTCACGCTGACTGTTACGCAAAACTCCAAGGCAATCACCTTTGCTGGTTACGCCTCTTGGATGCTCGGCTGTACCATCATCATTGATGGGGATGACAATCAGAACAACCTGCTTTCCTTGGGAGCAAGCCCAAGCCTTCGATTTGATTATCTTGGGTCGAGCGGCGTTAAAGGCGCGATGGTTTACCATGACAAGGTGACTTTGCCAACGGATACGGCGCAGGTAGCACAGCCAGTCTTTGTTGATAACTGGCCCTTGATTCCCATGCCCTCCAAGCGGGATTTACAGCGCGGCTACAACTGGAACGGTCCTAGCGGCGACTATGGCTCTAGCTCGTATGGTAATACGGGGGACAATCTGGCTAACTGGATTCGTGCCGACAAGATGATCTCGCAGCCAAAACTTTTCCTTGTGGAGCGCTCAACGGCTTTTAATGCGCAGACTTACCCTGCTATCAGCTTTGATACGCTGCCAGACAAGCAGTACACCTTAAGTTATCAGGCGCAGCTTTTAGCGCCAGTTGTTGCTTCCTTTAGCGATACTCGGGAGTGTTTGGTTCCCTATGGCTACGAGGGCACGATTCTGCTTCCTATGGTGCGGTGGCGTTTCTCTTCTTGGCCTCAAGCGGCCTTCTCAAAGGATGACACGAAGACCGAATACGAAGGCGCTCGCACGATGCTTTCAACGATCAATCCATCTGGCTATCAGTCGATGGCAACGGAAATGCAGAACTGATTTATGAGCGACCCTTTCAAATCCGTTCCAGCACGTCACCAGCGAGCCAACATCGTTAAGGGCGCTGGCAATATCGGCCAGATTCCTTTTGGCGGTATTGATCCAAAGCAAATTAAACCCTCCCTCACGAAGCGACTGCAAGAGCTTGAGGATTTGAAGGCACGCGATAAAAAGAATCAGTAACTATGGGCTCTCAGCTATCCGAATTTCCTATCCGTGACTTTGGGACTCTTGCGAGCCTACAGGAGACAACAGACATTGGCGGTAAGCTGACTGAGGCCAAAAACTGCAAGTTGCGTCCCTTTGGCGGCATCTCTGGACCGCCGCGCTACTTCCGCTTATGGGCGATTGGGAGCGTCCAGAACATCTACAGCACACTTGATGCACTCACGCACCCTAGCGGCAGCGGCACGTTGTCTGATTCGGATCTGACGGTAGCCGTTCGCATTTACCGTTATGGGGTGAATTTCCTGCTCCTTTACTCGATGCCTGACCGTAAGGCGCGGGGCTTCTTTTACCTTGGCCGTGATAACTCGTACACCGGTCCAGTAGACTTTGATACCGGCCCTCCATCGTATGAAGTTTTAGCCGTTGGCCTGGACCGAAGCGCTCGTTGGTATGGCAAACGGGCATACACTCAGATTTTCCTAAATAATGGGGTTGATAACGGTGTGGTTGTTCAACTAAACCGAACAAAAACACCAGGGAAATGGCGCATTGCTGCCAGCAACGACAGGCCTGTTGAGCCAATCATTTCTTTAACTGCCCCCGGCAATAGTACCCTAGTCCAATCTTTTTGGACAATCCCCGGTTCAAATTCATTTACCTTCACGGCTGATGTCAGTTCGGATACATTCACCACTCCGGCCCCTCACAATTTTGTTAATGGCACGGCTGTTCGTTTAACAACTACAGGCACGCTGCCTGCACCTCTAGCAACAGGAACAACTTACTATGTAGCTGCCGCAGTTGGCACCACATTTAAACTAACGACTAGCCCAGGAAGCGGGTTGGTTAATATAACCACAGTTGGCACTGGAACGCATACGGTAGCCGTCTTTGGGGCGACCAGAGCCGGAAGCGCAAGCTTAACATTTACAGCTAATGAAGGGAACTTCCCTGGCGTTTCGGGGAACAATAAAATCAAAGTTAATATTGTGTTCTCGTCTTACGGAGGTGCGATTTCATCCACCTTGACTGGGAGCGGATCTGTAGCAGACCCATATATTTACACGATTTTCACGACTACATCTGGTAATTCAACGGATGCAATTGTTACGTTCGTTAACCTAGATGCTAAAGTTTTGTCGATTCTCAGCGCATCCAAATCTGGCGCTGACTCGACTAGTGACACGGCAAACTACGGGCCAGAGTTTTTAGCGCAAGGGAGCGGAACAGGTCAAAGCGCTGGATTCACCAATAAAACAGCCACGGTTTATTTACGCTACTTCGACAGTGGCAATGAGTTTCTTGGTTATGAGGGCATCTCTAGCGAGATTTCAAACACCATCATCATTGATGCGAACACTAATTCAGATATTCGAGTCAGTGTTCCTGTTTCTCCTGGCGCTGGCGATGGCCGGTTTAACCAGATTCGCGTTTATCTCCAATTTGGAGAGGGATTGGCCGCTCAATGGAACTTGATGGATGCAGATAATCCAATCATTAACACCTCACGCTCAGGCCAGTTTGTTCCTGACCTTACCTCAAACTTCGTTTTTACCTTCTCCCAAACTAGGATTGTAACAACAAACGCATCAACAGACTTCATCACTAATTTTGATGGATCTGCTGCACCTCCAAATAATACACCAGTCATATTTGCTAGCTCCCCGCCACCATCCGGCGGATTGACTGGATTCGTTGTTTATTACGTTGTTCAGGCTAGCGGCAGCTCATTCAAAGTATCTTTGTCTGAAGGGGGCTCGCCAGTGAACATCACGGCAAATACAAGCACGGCGGTATGGCGATTAGTGGCCCATTCATTAGCTCCAGGTAATGGTATTCTTTTGGCTGGCTCTGCGCTGCCTTCACCGCTTACCGCGTCAGAATATTTCGTTCGTAACCCAACGCCATATAGCTTCCAACTTTCCGAATCGGTTGATGGATCAATTGTTGATATAACGGCAGGTGGAAATTCTCCAACCTACACCCTAACTCGTCAAGTCGTTCAGCTAGGCACGACAACGCCAATTGGACAAATCATGAGTGTGGACCAAAACAGGCCACTACCTCACAAGGTTACGACGATTGCTAATGAACAGACTTGGCGAGGGAGCGTGACGGGATTTCAAGATCGGCTATACGTTTCCAAGCCCGCCACTAATGATGAGCTCGCGCCAGAGGGAGCGAATGCAGAGGCGTACGAGCGTGTTGAGTCTCCAAACGGAACGACAGGCACGCCACGTATGACGGCTCTCTACAGCGACGGCTTTAAAATCCATGTTCATACTGCCGATGGAGTGACGCTGATTGATCCTACAGACCCGTCAAAGCGGTACAGCCCGCCGGTTGTTTGCGGCGCGATCAACCAATCAGCCCTTGTGCCGTGGCCGGGAGGCTTGATTTACTACCTGGGTGCTGACTTCCAGATTTACACCATTTCCGGCCTCCGCTACGGCAAGCAGCAGGTGGAGTTTGCCGCCCGTGATGCCGCTAGCTACGTCCTCGACCGGACAAGCGTTGACGCCGCCCTTGATAATCCTGACCGTGTTTTTGCCTTTCCTGATGTGAATGGGCAAATGCTTTGGTTCTTCCTGCCTTCTCCAAACTCTGAGGCGGTGGCTATCACAGGGCTTGCCTCTACGGAGGTCATCACGTCTGCCGACCGTCACGGCCTGCGGCTTTTGGATGCGGTGATATTCCCCACGCTGACCGGCGGCACAGGTTTAACGGCGGGCACTACGATTTACTACGTCAAGACTGTTCCGAATGCCACGACTTTCACTGTATCGGCCACTCCTGGCGGAAATGTGGTCAATATCACCACCAACATCACGGCGGGCACATTTGCCAAGACCAAGAATCGTCTGGGGTTCGTCTATGACTTCGAGGCCAAGGGCATCTTGGGTGAGTATGACTATCCGAAAGTGTACGATTTGACGCTACTTGAACCATCACGGCCTGAGATGGTTTTTGCGGATGAAGACGGCAATCTTTTCTTTTGGGATACACGCAATCAGCTAGATCACGGCGACAACTATGGGGCGCAGCCAATGGCGACGAAGTATAGCATTAACACGCTCCCTCCTGTCCAGTTCGATGGCTACGGCATGGTGGATTACAATGATGGCACAGGAACCTCACGCTACTATCAGGCCGCTACGTGCATTTTCACGACTGGGTACATTGATATAGGCCGAGCGGCAAACCGCAAAGCCTTCGCTGGCCTTATCTGGGCAACCGTCCAAGGCTCGCGAGGACTGGTGAAAGTGCAGTTCATCGCCATGAATACTGATATGGTGGTTACGAAACTATATGGAGATTTGACGGAATTTGGCTTCCAACAATGTCACAAGATCCTTCAAAGCATGAACGCAACCGCCGTAAAAGTGAAGTTTACGGTGATTTATGCTGAGCAAAGCGCATGGACTGTGCGTAACATGGCGATGCTTTATCGCGGATTGCGCCAATTGTGAGTTGACAAGGATTCTGTTCGTGCGCAGGTTTGATGCGTATGGACAAACCACGAATCAATACTGAATGGTCCAAGACGGATCACACTTGGCTAAAGGCGCAGAAAGCGAAGTTTGAGGATGCGACATGGCCTCAATTCTTCAAGAAGGCTGCTGAATCTCGCGATTTGCTAGACCGCATTCGCTCCACAGTCGGAAGCGGCAAGCTGGTGATTGAGCGGATGGACGGAACTAGGACGGAGGTAATGATTTAGGTTATATGATGTTTTTAATTTATGCACTCCTCATTGGAGGTGCCGTTGAATATAAACAGTATGGCCTAGCCACTGTATGGGCGGTACTGTTTCAATGTTATGCAATAGGCAAGATTCTAGGGGCTTTATCTCCTTTAGAAAAGGAGGACAAATAATCATGCACCTTGTAAACATCACCCCTCACGGCGTCGAAAAGATGCGCGGCAGCATTCCTTGGATCACTGAGGGGCGCTATCTAGTCTGTGATGCAAACGTTGGCGAGCTTTTCGTGACGGGCATGGCCGAGCGTGCAGAGTACTACCACATTGACTGCCCCTTGCATTGGGGCTCTCTTCAGTGGCGGGTGCGGAAGATGCTCATAATTCCTCATGGGGGGTTTGGTGATATGCTTTTTCTCACTCCGTCACTTTTCTGGATTCATGAAAAGCACCATGAAATTGAAATCAGCCTGTGTGCGTTTGACAATTACCTTGCTATCCTTGATTCGCCAGGGCTTGAATTTGTGAAGCGTGTTGGATACCCGTTGCTAGCCTCCGAGATTGACGCCTACGATGTGATCGTTCCCCTTGAGGAGTGTATTAAGCCAGGACTGGACGCTGTGACAGCCATCGCGGAAAGAATGTGCGCTGAGCCGGTCAACAAGAAACCTCACTACATCATCACAGACGAGGAGAAAGTTGGCGCTGAATATCGCTTCCCGAAGACGAACAAGAAGAGAATTGGGTTACAACTAAAGAGCACATCCGCAGCAAGATCATGGCCTCAGCGTTATTGCATTAACTTTACTGGCCTTTGCTTACAAGAAGGATATGAAGTATTTCTTTTCGGCGCTCCCGGTGAAGCTCAGGGAGTAGTTCCGCATGGAGTGGTGAACTTAACTGCATGTGATCCGCCTCTTAGCTTTCGCGAATCTGCCGCTGTAGTTTCATCGCTTGATTGCATGGTTGCTCCAGATTCAGCCTTCTGTCATATCGCAGGCTGCTTGGATATTCCAACTGTAGCCCTGTATGCTGCGTTCCCATGGAACGAGCGTGTAGGCCACTTTACCTCCGTTAGAGCCCTTACAGGAAAAGCGTCATGCGGCATTCAGCACTGTCATTGGCACGCTATTGCAGGGCAGCAATTTCCACCTGGGGAACGATGTGAATACGAGGGCGAGTGCTCTGGGATGGTTGACCTTTCGCCAGAAAGAGTCTTGCGAGCCGTAAAACAACGCCTACAATAAAGGCAACGATCCCCACCGTTCTAGCGGTAGGAATCGTCTAACATCAAACATGAATCACCATGCAAGAGGCTAAAAGAGCAGTAAACGCCCCAATTTCAGATGTCAAGTTAACCGCAAGGCAGGTTAAGTCATTTTGGGAAAAGGTTGATAAAACCGGAGATTGTTGGCTATGGACTGCTGGCAAGAACAAGCAGGGATATGGCCGATTTGGAATTTACAGAGAGGGCAGGAGCTTCCGCATAAACGCCCACCGAGTATCATATTTCATATCTATTGGTAATATAAATAATGATCTTCTTGTTTGCCATAAGTGTGACAATCCAACTTGCGTTAATCCAAGTCACCTATTTTTAGGAACCCACAAAGACAATGCGATTGATCGTGTTAATAAAGGACGTAATAATTCTCCGACTGGAGATAATCATGGCTTACGCAAGCATCCAGAGGCCGCTTGCCGTGGGGATGATTGTTGGATGAGAAAATACCCAGAGCGACGCATCGTTGGCGAGAGCGCTTTTGGATCAAAATTAAAAACAGCGCAGATCCCTGAGATTCGGTCCCTAGCCAAGGACGGACACACACATCTATCTATAGCTCTTAAATTTGGCGTGACTAGACAGTGCATACAGAAGATTGTAACGCGCACACACTGGAAGCACATCCCATGAAACTCACCACCGCCTACCTCATCCTAGCCGCACTCCTTCTCTATTGGGTGTGGTTTATCTCAAATCACAGCGGGCCGCCGGAGCCTGAGCCTTACTCTGAAGGGTGGAAGGAGGCACGGAAGTGAGCGTCATTATAGGATGCATTATCTTCTCTGTAATAGTCTTATGGACTTTGCGGCGACGTGAAGACCCTGAGCGCTTAAAACAACGGCGGATTCAGGCTGATTTTTGGTGCCAACAAACGCAAATGGCTCTTTTAGATGCCATCGAGGCGGAAGAAGAGGGCGATCAAGAGGCGCTGAGCTTGGCAGTTGAGCGCGGGATGTTAGCCAATCGGAGATATTGGCAGGAGTGGAGCGGGGATTAAACCGTGAACCGAATGCGACTCCGAATTTGCGAAAGCTTACGGACCTTTTGAAAGACTCCACCACCTTCACGCGAACCTGCGGCATCTGTATTCCCTTCACAAGTAGCCACCATACCGCTTCGAGCATCTTCAATAGCTATGCCAATGTGGGAGAAAGAAAAGATTACAATGTCGCCACGCTTAATGTCATCGTGATGAGGTTTTTTGGTTTGCGTTGAATTGTCCTGCTTGAGCGACCAATTCTCGAAATCCCATGCGCCAGCCGTTTGCGGGCGCTCGAAAGTGTAAGGCCTTTCGTTCTTGTCAGAACCTTGGATCTTCATTGCCTCACGTATGCACCAGCAAACGAACGCAGCGCACCACGGCCAAGGCTTATCAGCCGGGAGCCATGTAGCCGCCTTGTATTCGTTCACACGCGGTCCGCAATTAGTTCCATCCACCTCCTGTACGCCCACTTCTTTTAAGGCAACACGAACGAGCAATTCAGAAAATGGAACTGGAGGCATAAAATCAGCGTAGAATCAGAGTGATGAGATAAAGAGCAATAGCAGCCCATCCAAGATGGAAGCGAGGAGCGCCAACGCCAACAGCGGCAAGAATGGCGCAGACGATAGCAAAGGCGAGAAGGATAAGAGTCATAAATTGAGAGATTAAATCTTTGCGGCAACCGTGTTGATGTGAGCCTGAATCGTGACAGGACCCGGTATCCCGTCTGTAGGAATCGGTTCTGCTATGCCCGCCGCGTTGATAACTTCCTGCATTTCTTTCACGCCCTCCTTAGTGTTCCGTTGCACCCAATCAGAGATAAGAATCTGCGTAGCGAAACCAGAGAACCCAGAGACAATACCAACAGTCTCAGGAGTCATCGCAAAGATGGGGAGCTGAGCACCTAGCCAGACAAGACCGCCGCCAATGACGCCGCCAAGCCAGCGAGCGATTGCGCCGGAAAGGATGTGGCCTTTATCCTGGGTGGCGAAGATTTTGATCAGTGTTTGTTTCATCGTGGGGAGTTTCGGCGGCGTGTTGGAGGTTCCTGGTAGGATTGAGAGGCTAAGCGTTCGTCCAAAGACTTTTTGGAAATCTCTTCAAAATAAGAATTCTGGCGAGCGTTGGTCGCGTTCAGCTCTCGATTAGATGCGGCCACCTCATGAAGAGCCGAAGTGTTCTCTTTGATTGTGGCAATGCCAATCGTCGCCACCCACCGCAGCATGAACAAAATAAAGCCAGTTAGAGAAACAATGGCCGTGATGTAAATTCCCTGCATCCCCCACTTGTCCGCAACGGCAGGATCAATAAACCCGAAGACCGGCGCAAGCCATGTGCCAAGAATCGTTATCGCTGAAGTGGCCGCGCCGATGACACAAACAGCGACTTGTTGCGGAAGATCGTGGAAATGTTGGATCATAAGATAAGCGCCGCCTCTCTAAATGCTTGGTTCATCTCCTCAACGGTCAAGTGCAGCACTTGAGTTCTGACAACCTCAACCAACTCATTGTTGCGAAGAATTGCAGTCGCGTATTCCCATTGGTCAATCGCATCATCTTTTTGCTGACCAGCGGGCAGGCTGTTTAGGAATGCTTTGATGGCTGTTTTCCATGTCGGCTGATTATTTAGCCATAGGCGCATCTGGCGAGGCGTGATAGTCGGGATAGAGGCCTGAATCTCTTCCGGCGTCATCTCCTCGACTAACCACCCAAATGTGTAAACGGAGCCATCTAAGGTATTTTGAGGGACTGCTTTTTGAGTAACAGTCATGTCAGTTGGATACGGCTCATAAACAAGATAAGCCTCGATGGTGTCAGGAGGTAGCTCTCCTGGCTCGCCATCCACTGTGTATGGCGATGGCCGAATGACTCCATAAAGACCTATCTGGCCGCTTGTTCTGTAGAATTGGTAAGACATATCAAAGGACTAAACTGATGGTGACTGCTGAATAGGCATTGGCGGAGACAGAGAAAGCTTTGGAAGCAGCATCATTGGCGGCTAGATCTGCGATTCCTATATGGAAGAATCCGCCGCTTGCTGAGTCAATCCTTCCAGTCATGCCACTTGGCGCACTTATGGAATTATTTGTTCCAATCTGTAATTGGCTAACCATGGACAACAGCAATCCAGTCCCGACTACAGCCGAAACCCCCATAGCCGTAGAGCCAGTTTGAGAAAAGTTGCCAGCCGCAACAAGGCCTGAAGATCCTCGATAGTTGACGATTACTCCACTCCGGTTAGCTCCACCGCCATTATCAAATGCTAAATTAGACGGCTCACTACCAGCGTTTGTTACCACATGGTAAGCAACCATTGTTGCGTAGGCGTACGTTGTCCAAGTGTAATCTGTCTTTGCCCTAGTCCATCCAGTAGGTAGCTTTATATCTGCTGGCGTGATATTTGTTATAAACGCTACAAGTATATCCCCATTAGCTAGTCCGGTTGGCAGCGTGACATTTGTATTCACAGAGACCGGCCCAGTTGAAACGAAGGTGACACCCCCACCACCACCGCCTCTAGGGCGACTGCTAGCAATCACTTGCATTAAGCTCATTGCGTGTCTCCCGTTAAAGTGGCAACACTAGAACTCACAAACTTGAGGCCAATGACGGAAGATTGAACGCGAGTCTTGAGCGTCGAAACCTTGTTGATAGTGAAGCTGCTTTCTACAAGTGTAACTTGACCGGCGGCAGCTTGCTCAATCGCTGTTTCTTCTTCGCCTGAAGCCGTTGAGCCTGGAATCGTATATGAACAACCCGAGGCGTTCGTGAAACGAATCCACTTGCCCGCATCTGCTGTCGTCCAAGTGCGGGTTGTTCCTGTCTCAGTGACGATAGCCATTCGGGACGATAGAACGCCACTAGCAAGCACTAAAGAGCCGCCAACCGTCAGTTCCTCAACAGCGCCAGTGCTGCCAGTGGTGCGCCCAAGAAGCCGCGCCGTGGTCATCGTGAGTGTCGAGCTAGTGATTGCACCAGTGAGCGCAAAAAGAGCTTTAAGCGTGCTTCCGAGAATGTACTTCAGGACATTGGAAGCGGCAGAATCAAGAATTGGGATCTTGTCACCATCAGCGAGAGATCCTTTTGAGGATGTTCCGTTGATGGCCGGGCCGATATTGCCCGCATCCGTCACGTCTGCTAGAGCTTCGATGCCATCAAGTTTCGTTCCGTAGGCGGCGGTCATTAGGCCGTCCTGACTTGCAGAAGCGTCACGGATTTTGTCAGAACCGCCTGTTACATGAGAAGAAGCGTGACTAGTAGGCATGCGAGCGTCAGAAAGGCGGCTGTCATTGCCCGCACAAGCATCTGTTCCTCCAGTTCCGATGGCACGAACTGAGGCAGTACCAGCAGATTGAACGGTTAAGACGGTAGAAGTCACCGTACTATCTTTGAGCAGTTTGCCTGTCGTCCCGTCGTAAAGAGGAATGCCGTTATCAGTTGCAGACGCAGGCCCTACCACATCTCCGCTTCCTGATGGAGTGCTGTAAAGCAGAGACCCATCAGTATCAACGCCGGAGACGAATTGACCGCCTGCGCCAGTGTTACGCTTTACGCCGCCAAGAGTGGTTGTCCCTGGGGCGGGCAAGCGAGCGGCGGGCAAAGTGCCCGTTCCTAAATCCGAAGCGCTTCCAGAGGTGGCGACTGTTGCTAAATCTCCAGGCTGAACGGCACTATCGGCGGTAGCGCCTTGGGCTGCGGTGGCGTAAGTGGGGTCAGCCTTACTTTTGATGTAAGTCCAGATAGTACTCCAAAGCGCCTTTTTGTTGGTTCCCGTGGGAGCCATCGACGTATCGGAAGTGTCCACCACTTCAGCAAGATCCGCGTCGGCTAAATTGCCGCTCGTCAGTTCTGTTAAGTCTGTAATTTTGCCTGCCATGTTTAGCCTTCCAAGTTTCTAACTGCTCCGTCTTCGAGATACCGGCCCGCCCCATCTTCAAGGAGGCGAGCCGTTATAGCTCCCCCGGCAGGGCAATGCTTCCTATGTTACTTTCAGGGCCTGAGCCCGCATCATTTTTGGGAGTCACATAGAAATCATAATCGCCAGCCGTAGAGCCAGCGTCATAATCGTATGTCAAATCCGTGACTGTATCGAGCAACGTATACCCACCGCCATCAACCTGTATGTAAATCTCATACCCAAATCCGGGCGCTCCCGTATTGTTGCTAGGCGTCCAGGCGAGATTAGCTACATAGCTTCCAACATCCGCATCAACGACTAGAATCGGCGCAACCACTGGTGGCGAAAGCCCCGCAGTGTGCCAAGATGGGTTAACGTGGAAAGTGGGAGACGTTCGCCAAGTGCGAGCTGTGCCCCAAGTGGGAGATGTTTTGAAGCCTAGGCTCATCGTTCGTGCTGGCTAATATTTGAGAAGAAATAAGGCGCGCTTGGATATGTGCCAAGAGTTCCTATTTTGTTCCACATGATAGCATTCAATCGCTCCTGATTGGCGATGAATGAATTGATCTTGTTCTCAGTAGAGGCGAACTGAGTTTCAACTTCGACAAGCTTGGCGTTCCGCTCGGTTACCTCGTTGCTAAGCTTTTCACGCATCTCAAACAATGAGGCTTTATTCTCATCAACCTGTTTCGAGAGGATGGTTCTATTGTCGAAACTCTGAGTATTCTGCGTGTGGATATTGTTGATAGCCAAGTCATGCGCATCAACCCGCGAGGCTAGATTGTAAATCGGGCCACCAATGAGAATAATAAGCCCAATAACCGCAATCGCTATTTGCAGGTTTGAGTTACGTCGAAGGACACCATTGGGCTCAGTACTCATAGATCACGCATTCGGAAGCTTATTTAGTGCTAGCGCAGCTTCAAGGGCTTGAACTTTTTTACGCAGAAGCACAACAACATCCAAGGCGGAAGAAAGAGCTGTTCCCGTTCCTGCCGAAACGACATTTAAAGCTGTCACCATTGTTCCGTCTAAAGTCGAAACATAGTCAGTGACTACTGCTGTTTTATCGCCCGCACTGGAGTTTGCAGTCCATCCAGTGTCAGCAGCCATGCTTGGCGATGGGGATTCAAGTTTCATGATTATGATAGTTTGAATGCCGCAACGCGAGGCGATCCAGTGGCAGCAGCGATAGAAACAGCGCCGATGAAGTCATCAATCACCAGAGACCCGCCGTTACCATCATCGGCGGCCAATCCAGCTTTTAGCACAAAGTTGAAAGACGAACTTGATGCGCTTGCCCCATACTTCACATAAACGGCAGCATCATCGAGATTTTGAATAAATCCCTTCTCGTTTGCCGCCAAAGTGAAAACCGTGCTGTCTGTCGTAACTGGGGTGGCAGTGCTAACTGTTGAATACTGATTTGGATCTGCGGATACTTTATCATCCGCCCGAGTAAGTTTGGCTTGAGTGACAACGAGAGCGGACGAGTCTTTGTCTGTACGCAACGTACTAACATCATTCACCGCATAACCGCCAGGAGGCGAGGCAACATTGATTGCCTTGCCTGCGGTTAAGATCGGGTTGCCGGAAGCGGCTGCGTCATCAGCAGCAGGGCCAACAACCGTTTGCCCGCCACCTCCGCCGCCGGAAAGGCTAACAATTGGGATATGAGCGCCAGTAGAGTCCACCGTAGAGGCAAACTCGACTGCACTATTTACATCCCTAGTGGGAGTGGTTGAACCGTCAATATAAGACATAGGGATTAAAGGGCGGGAGTTTGAGAGTGGATTCTTTCGTATGACTCAATAGAATCATCGAAGAGAGTATGCAGTTCTTGATATATTTTCCAAGCTTTTCTGGCAACAGCTAGGTCTTCACCTTTGATAGACTCATTTTTAAGATCCAAGTCAGCGGCCTCTAGCCTATCATCAACTAGCTTATCCCAGAAGTACTCTTGAAACTCAGAGTCTGCTTTTAGCTTTTTGCAGTAGGCATAGAATCGAGCCGCTTTTTCTTGAGCGGTAATCTCTTCAGTAGTTTTCGAAGTGGTTTCGTTCATGCGGCGGCTTGCAATTCCTCAACAGGTGGGGCGGTTAGCATTGGATCAACTGGGGCGGCATCAACCACCTCCGGCGCTAGAGCAGGATCAACAGGCAACGGTAAGCCATCAGGGCCAACGCCAGGGGGCATAGTTGGCAGGATCGGCAGTGGAAGCGCCCCTTCAGGGTCTTGATCGCCCATCGCCTTCAGGATGTCCGCATAGAAACGCTGGCGAGCCTTTGTCCTGTTCTCAGGCAGAGTTGCATCCCACCTATCAGTAAGGTCAATCTTCGCCATCGAAGTCTCAATAAGATCCGTCGAGCGAGTCTTTGTCATGCTCACCTCGATATGATCGCGGTAGGCTCCAGGCTCTGACTCCAGCCAAGTTTGGAGGTCAAGAGCGGCAGGCTCGCCCAACAATTTCTTAGCAAACGCAAAATCAAAGTCGCCAAGTTCAATATCAGCGAAGATCCGCAACGCATCGTTCATGCCTAGCACAAACTCAGTTTCCCGAGCGCGCACCATGATGTCGCTTTGAGACTTGGCAATGTTTGCCGCTGTAGCTGTATCGCGGCCAGGAAGCCCAGGAACTGGCGTTTCTCCAGATGCTACGCTACCACCAAGGCCCTGAATCCGTTGCAGCATGGTATTCATACTATCTTGGATAGGGCCAGCCTGAGACGGCACTGTAACAACGTGCATGGCATCAGCCGGGGTGAACTGCCCACGGCTACGATAAAGGCGTGAGCTGCGGAATTTGTACGGCACGCCTGCTACACCTTCCTCGGTTGCCTGTGGATTGCCGAAAAGCATGTTCCCACTGTTAGCTAGGTCAATCTTGAGATTGTTCCAACACCAATCAATGAAGTAATTCATGTCGGCCATTTCATCCCAATAACCGCGCCCGTACCAACGGGACTCGACTGGATAGATGCGATTCAGGCCAAACGGATGAATTTTGTTTTCAGAGTAGTCGAGAACCAAAGCGGCATAGTCGTATGCAATCGGCCATTGCGCCTCAAGATCGACAAGCAGCATCAAATCTTCGCTCTTGCGGTCTTCGTCGGCATCCCAACGCCACCACATTTCCACATACGTTCTCTTTTGTGGAGTGTCTTGGCTCGTATCAACTAGCGGCTGTTTTTCTCCGCGATTATCAGCGGGAGCTGCGGCATCAGAAAGTGAGGCGGTGCCAACGCCATTGTTTGCGTACTGCTCAAGATAAGAATCAACCGCTCCTTTGTTCAGTCGGTCTTGTGGCAGTCCATTGATAACATCCTCGGGATAAGCGTCAAAGATATGGGCGCGGAAGTCTGTAGCATCCAATGACTTAGCCGTATCAGGAATGACAATATCAGACCAGTATGGCAAATCCCAATCACAGCCATCTAGTGCCAGTTCAGGCCGAACAAAAACCTTAGTTTCCTCGCTCAACGGCAACGCCACACCGCTAGGCAATGTGAGAACCGTTTTTGGATCTCGCTCAAGAAACATAACGCCAGCAATCGCGTCTGCTTTTTGCTTCCAAATATCAGACTCCGTGATGAAGTCGCCAAGCGAGTCTTTTGCAGGCTTGCCATTGGCATCCAAAACAAGCCGCGCATTGACTGGCACATGCTTGATAATTGTGGCTTTTGTCGCTTTATAGACTGATTCTCCGCGTGTTAAGCAACCCCTCAAGCTGTCTTTGAACTTGTTGAGTAGCTTTGCTCGCTTACTCCGCGCCTGAAGATACCGCTCAGCAGGATCGAGCGCCGGATTCACATCCTCCGGACCATCTGGCATGACGCCAAAGAATTTTTCACTTGGTAGAAGGTCATCAACCATCTTGTCCAAGTGCATCTCCATCATGCTCTTTGGAGCTGCAAGAGAAAGATTCGACTGCGCAAAAATGGTTCCAGCTACAGCACGGCTGCGATAGTCACACTCGCTAAATTGAGTAGCTTGGTAACGCTTGAACAACCAAGAATCGCCTTGGTACTGACGCTGTGACATCCAACCTAGGTTCTGGCGCTCGCTAGTGAAGCGATCACACGCAATACCGACCATCAACTTTTCTCTGTCAGGCTTGAGCCGGAGATGACTTTGGACTAAAACTTTTTTGTCAGGATCGGCCATTTAGGGAGAGTGGAGAAATTATGGGGCGTCAGAGGCTATTTAGCAACCTCTGAATTTATCGGGATGATAGACTTTCAAGAATGCCTGGACGGCCTAAAGTTTCGCGGGCAGTTCGGAAAGCTTGAGTCTTGGCCTTCTGAAGCTCCTCAACAGTAGAAGATGGCGGATTCTTCCATAACTGGCGCGGAAGCTTTGAAGCAATAGCGGCCTGCTTTTGTTGCCAGAGATTACCCGCGTAACGCTCAAAGACGGCGCGCTGTTTTGGAGTAGTCAACGGCACCTTTTGTTTGCCGTTCAAGACGTAGAAGTCTCCCTTGTCGAGGGGTGCAAAGTAGCGAGCGTTGTCTTCGTCCGGGTTGTTTCGGATGAAGCCGCGAATGATCTCGTCAGCAGGCGCTACCTCCAAGGGAGCGTTGGCGAAGGGCATCAGTAACCGAGCGGCGGCATTACCATCCTTGCCAATCTCGCGGCCATAAATATCCATCATTGGCTGTGCCTTCGCAGCAACCGGCCAAGCTGGATACCAGAACTCAGCCTTGTAACGGCCATCGCGCATCGTGTCATCCCAATTCCGAAGAGGCTGCCGAACAATGTTGGGAACCAAGGAAGTGAGGATAGACTTAGCGGTCTTCGTGTGTGCTTCCTCACCAGAAATGCGGCCACTCTTGATGTCCTGAACTGTGCGTGACAAGTCAGAGAACCCTTGGAGGAAAGTCTTGTCATCTACCTGAGACATGAAGTTGGCGGCGATAGCAACAACCGCATCCGAAGGGTTAGCGCCTTTGATTGCGCCAACAGACTGCGCTTTCTGCATGTTCTTCACAGCGCGGATGCCATCAATAATCGTGCCTAGAACCGTGGCAATCGGCTCATACCGGCCATAAGCGAATCGAGTTTCCTTGCCGTTGCTATCACGTGTGATGATCACGTAATTACCGCCGGTTGTCCGGTTGCGAAAAGCCTGCTCACCTTTGCGGGACGGATCGTAAGGGATGCCGCCAACAAGAAGAACTGTCTTCTCGTCGTCATCGTCGTCCCCCTCAGACATGCCCCAAAGAGTCGTCAGTGCCGTAAATGCTGCAAGCTGCTCTGTCAGGTGCTTAGCAAGCGCCGCCTTCTTGTAGGTTTTAAAGAACGGCACGCCATTAGCAGTCTGTTGGTACAGACCATTCATGATATTCAATAGGACGCCAAGAGAGCCAATGGGAGACTTACGAATACCCGTCAGCATAATATTGGCTGGAGTGCGGACAAACGGAAAGAGGAAAGCCAAAGGTAGCCACAAAAATATCC